TATAGATTTATAAGTTTTTCCCAAAAATATTTGGTAGATTCGATTTTTTTCTGTAACTTTGCACCCAGATTTAAACAACAACTTAATTTTTTTAATTATGGATAAAGGATTTATTTACACAAAGGAAAAGGCGAACTTAGGTATCTCTTACTTGGGTAACGCAAATCAGAGTGCTAAGATGCACAAATCTTATGAGAATGGTACGCTGACATATTGTCTCTACCTTGCCCCTTGGAATATGAGCGGACATCAAGTATGCCCAGGCGGTCAGTACTGCCATGAGTTTTGTCTTAACGGCAGCGGACACAACAAGGCAGCACAATTGCAGCAAGTGGATAATGGCGGCAACGTTCTTGATTCGTTCGTTAACCGCAGCCGTATCAAAAAGACTAAGTTATTCTATAGTGATAGGGATTTATTCATGCGCTTACTGATACATGAGATTAGGGCTAAGATGGAGCGTGCTAAGAGATTGCAGATGGGTTTCAGTGTTCGTTTGAATGGCACAAGTGACCTTTCTCCAGAGTTATTTAAAGACCCCGACACTGGTCTTAACATCTTGGAATTGTTTCCAAATGTTCAGTTCTACGACTATACGAAAGTTCCGAGCCGTATCAAGCTGATGGAGAAATACCATAACTACGACCTTACTTTGTCCTACGACGGACATAATGCAGACGAATGCAAGAATTTCTTGGAGCAGGGCGGCAAGGTGGCTGTAGTGTTCTTTGGTGGCAAGTTACCTAAGAGTTTTTGGGGCTATCCTATTTGTGATGGTAACGAATACGATATGCGTTACCTTGACCCTGCAAAGCATATTGTTGGCTTGCACTACCATACGACTGCCAGTAACTATTACATTGACCCGAAGGATGGTATTCGTAAGTACCGCTTACCAAATAGTGATTTCGTAGTCATGGTTAATAACCCAGATGTGGATTGGGTGTTTTAATGCACCCTTTCCACAAAAAAAATCATAAAACGTTTGGTTATTTGGAAATTTTTCTGTAACTTTGCAGCATCAATTTAAATAATAAAACATTATGGAAAGAAAAGATTTTACAGAGTTTGGCAACCAGATTAAAGGTTTTCACGAGCAGGTTGTAGCGGAGATTAAAGCCCTTATGGTAGCCCACAAGGTTGACGAGGTTGACCTGTTAGGTAGCAACTGCCAGCACGCACAGGTTATGGGCTATGACGAAGATGACATTATCTCTATGGAGGTCAGCAAGGTTTATCTGGAAGATGATAAAATAGTCCTTGACGTTATCCTTGACATCGACACGGAAGAACTGGCAGAGCAAAATGAGAATGGTGACATCGGTGATGCTTATCAAGCCTACGACGCAACCGATTACTCTCACATCATACCCATGAATGGTATTGAAAGTGTCTATAACGCAGTATATGAGGCTTTAGAATATGATTGGTGATAATGTTTCCATAATTATAAGTTGTTAAATTAAATTTTTTTAAGAAATTCAGAGTCCGATTCATTTTGGATTCTGAATTTTTTTATATATCTTTGCACCATCGAATAAAACATTAATAAACGATGGAGAGAGAAGAAAACAAAATTTGGGAAAAGTTCTACGGCAAGAAGGTTTGTACGGAGAAACTGAATATCGAGGGTTTTAAGAAGCCTATCGAGTTTGACATTTACGATGGTCATGCCATTTGTGAAAACTACAGGGGTCACAGGTTTGATATGTTTTATCCCCAGATGAAAGCGATAAAGGACAGCAAAGAAATGGCTGATGCCATTATCGAGTCAGTAGGAGGGATTGAGTGTGCCGACGAGATTAGTGTCCTGCACGTCCTAATAGCGTTCAATACGCTGTATAAGGATGGCGTAGAGGTTAAGCCAAAGGAAGCGGCATAGTATTCACTTTATTATGGAAACATTAAACATTAAACATCATGCGTAAATATACTATTCAATTAAACTACAATGCTTCCATCATTGTGGAAGCAACAGGTAACGACGAGGGTGAAGCACTGGATAATGCACGTAACATGGCAGAAGAGGCTGACATTAAGGAGTTTACCATTTGTGGAGAGCGTGAAAGCCAGATTTTGAGGCAGGATTAGTTTTTCATAGTTTTTTATTGTTTTATTGTTATTGTTAGATGAGGGGGCGTAGGATTGGCTACGTCCCCAATAGTGTTTTGTAAAGAAACCAGAAAAAGTTATACGTATAACAAAAATAATTCAAGAAACATTTGGTTATTTCCCAGATTTTCTGTAACTTTGCACCATCAATCAAACAATAAGACATTATGAAAAGACAAACGTATTTTAAGAAAGCTGACGAAATCTACGACAGCATTATCTCCAAACAAAAGGAGATTGGTAGTAAATGCGAGACCTACATCAAGCGGTTCTTGGAAGCGAATGGTGGAAGTGCTGACTTTACAGAGTGTGAAGAAATGGTGACAGTGACCTACGATGGTGGCAACCATCCAGAGTATGCCAGTAATGCTTACTCAATGGTAGAAGGTGTACACCTCGACAAGCATGGAGAAATCAAACTCCAGACAGAGGATTGCAGCGAATATCCCATCCAGAATATCAATTGGGATGAAGTGTACGACGTGGCTGCATTCATCTATGAGAATTTAGATAAGTAATAACAACACAGGCTTGGGTGCGTTATAGGACAGCGGAGCAGTGCGTACAACGCCATAAGCGGCAGATTGTCCTGCCACCCAGCCTACTTTAAAAGAATAGAGATATGGTACATACAACTGAAAGCGGCTACGAAGCTAAGGAGCGTTTAGGTGGTATTGACATCTACGACGAACACGGAGACTACGTTTGTGGGCTTGAAGGTCTTACACTCGACCACTTCCGAGACGAGAACGACGAGATAGACGATGACCAGCTCGACGATGAAATTAAGACAACTCTGGAGACGCAGGAATTTCTGGACTATCAAGGTGCATATTGTTAAATAAGATAAAAAAGTAAACCAGAATTTGGTTTTTACGAAAAAAATCTGTATCTTTGCACCGCAATAACAATAAGTAGAACAATTTAAAACTTATGAGGGCTTATGAGAAAATTACTTTACTAAAACTTTAGCACTTATGAGTGGACAAAAGAGACTGGATAAGCTCACTCGCAACATTCGGGTGGTAGCTATGCCAAGCAAGGTCAGAGAGAACGAGGACGGAACTAAGACCCAGCTGTATAAAGTTCGTCCAATGCGTTGACCAAAAAAGGGAACAGGGGCAAGGCGCAGAGCCGCATGGCGCAATAAGCAGCCAGAGCCGCCTCCGAAGCCTCCCCCATCTTCCCAGATTCATTAACAATTAAAATGTAGAGAAATGAATAATAGTGAAAGACCCCCGCCCAATTAAGGGATATAAGAATTATTATTTATTATGTATTTTAATGCCGAAATATAAAACTTAGAGAATAATGAGACAGAGAGACCGACCCTATTAAGGGATAATATTTTACACTGATTTTATTATAGTTTATAAGAAATTTATTCGTATACGTGCCACCAGAGAGCCGCATAACTAAGACGTTTACAGGCTTTTCACGGGACAACTCAACATAGGCTGATGGGGCATGGTACGTATCTGACTTTACCGCTCACTATACATATAACCTTTCTTTTTGAGTGGTTTGGTTGCCCGAAGTCACTACATCGATAATTATAGTAGCTATAAGGTGACCATTTCTAACGTGGGGTCTCCGCTTAGAGTTGGTAAGAGACGCTTAGGATTATATTGCATGGTAATATAGGTTTATGGGTTAAATAGACTGTTCCCATCCAGTACCTAAGTTGACGCTCCGATGGCTGGTTTGAATCCAGCAGACCCCCCTCTTTGCGTTGTGAAACGCTGTTGTTTTCCATAATGAATTGTTAGGTTGAGGTGGGGATGCTCCAGATGGGGTGTCCCCACATTGTTTTCTTAAAAAACGTTAAGGAATTTGGTTATATTCTGGAATATGTGTAACTTTGCACCATCAACAATTAAACAATAGGATTATGGTAATAGGATTTTTAAAGGTAGAGACCACCAGAAAGGTCTATGACAACAGCTTCTACGGACACTATGAGGTGAAAGATGTGTACACCCAGACGATTACAAACGAGGAATACAATAACCTCGTAAACCCCAAGAATGGATTAATCGTCGCCATTAAAGACAAGGATGCGAAAGAGGAAACAACGTTTACCTTTAGTAAGTATTTCTACACAGGAGAACTTCAAAACAAGGCTGACGAGGACACAGAGTTTTCAGCAACGTTTGCCTACAAGGGTCATGTGTACGAGATTACGGTAGATGCTTGTGGACAACTTATCTCTCTGGATATGTGGATTAACACTGGTGACTATGAGGATGGTACAGAGCCAGACGAGCACTACACCAAGAAAAGTAAAGGGATTAAATGGACACTAATGGAACTATAAGATTATGAAAAGGATTGCTATTATTGACCACCACGACCACGAACTGCTTATTGAGGACGTTAACGAACAGGAGCTGGAAGAAAAGTATGGTGGTGACGAACATGCGTACATCAATGACAACTACGCCTTCGAAGGTGACTACTCATGGGATTGGATTACTGACACCCAGTATTACCCAGAGGGTGACCCAGACCCAATCGAAGTAGAGTTCAAGGATTTGATTTAAAAAACGTTAAAAGGTTGGGGTATCTCTTGGATATTCCAATCTTTTTTGGTAACTTTGCCACGTCAAACAATTAAACAATAGAATTATGGAAAAAGAGATTATCGCTCTATTAGAGAGCAAAGGAATGACCAGAATGGGATTCGGTCACAATGTCGAAATCACATCAGAGTTCGATGAAGATGGTGATGAATACCCAAGAATTGTAAATGCAGTTGAGATTACTAATTCTGGGTTGATTGCCTACGATTCAAATGACGAGGATGAGAACGGAGAGTATGACCCTTGTTGGGAGGTATCTGAACTACCAGAGGATATACAAAAGGAAATCCTGTGGGCATTAAACACATTCCCTTGGGATGTCTGGAATTGGGAAACTTATAAATAGAATTATGGAAACAATAGTAATCAAAGGTGTCAAATGTTTGCTTCCTTGCAAGGTGTTATCACTTGGTCTGGATATGCAGTGTCATCATGTAGTTACACAGAGCGTTATTCTCTCTGTAAATGAAGCAGAAGATAAGGTTATCATTGAAAGTGAGGGGATTAAGATTCGTTTACGCATGAATGACTTAAATGACTTTTATCCAGATACTACGGAGAACTATAATATTCTGAAATCGCAATGTGATGAAGAATATAGTCAGTGGTATAATAGAATTGTGAATAATAATTAAAAAACAAGGCAATTTCTTTGTTATTCCAGATTTTTTGTGTAACTTTGCACCATATTTTACAACTTAATATTAATCAGTTATGGATAAGACAACAACAAACATGAAAATGAGTGACGCTCTGGAGTTTATCACAGAGTTCATCAAGAAACAAGTGAAAGATGACTTCCGCAAAGGTAATGGTCTCCAGATTGTTCTGGATGCTTACAACAGAATGCGAGAGGACGAACGTGGTGGCACTGACTACATCTTTAACATCAACAAGACAGAAGATTTGGCGTACCTTGTACAAAAAGGCATGATGTCAGCAAAGGCTATCGCTTTCGTGGTTAACACTCCCTTCCGTTACCCAGATGGATTGTTTATGTTCAACGGCAAGGCTGACGAGGGCATGATGCCAGTGGATAACATAGGGAATTTCCTGCTTAACAGCCTCGATACGCTCATTCCATACGTCCTGCTGTATGTTGACAGGGTAAAGGAATATCAAGACTTCTACAGCCGTTATTTCACGGATAAGGTCTGGCAGATGGATTTCTTTGAAAATTGAATGCTATGGGATTTGGATTATTTCTACTATTATCTCTGGGGGTCATGGTTGCCGATGTGGTGACTTCCCCAGAATTTAAAAAGAAACTTAAGAACGTTAAAGAATAAGAGTTATGAGAATATTTAGTTTATCATTCAGCTACAGCTACAGGGACGTTTTTCTCCCTTGCATTATCACAACTACAGATGCGGAGTTTCACCCCAGAAAGCGACATAAGCTAAAGGGATGGCAGAAAGCGAAAAAAAATCGTTAAAAACTTGTTTTTCTGGAAAAAAATTTATATCTTTGCACAAAAATAGCAATAAGCAATATTTATATTACAACTATGGCACAGAGAGTTAACGCAATAAACAAGGCTTTTGAAAACTGCACCTTTATCAACAAGGATAAAGCCTGCGACATTATAACAGAGAGGATTGCAGACTACGAGGTTTTCACAGAGAAGCCAGAAGCAATAAAGATGGAGCATATCGACGAGACACATGACCGATTATGCTTAGCATTCAGTAACGGAGAACTGGATGGTATTGTGACGTGGGGTAAAACCCAGAACGGATTGCATCACGTCTTTAAGAAATTTGAGGCGAAATAAGTAATATTTATTTGTCATAAAAAGTAACCATCCAGAATCTGTGAAGACAATGGATGGTTTTTTATTGTTTCACGTGAAACATGCGTCGGTGGTGGAATGGTGTACACATCAGACTTAAAATCTGACAGATGCCGTCAAAAGCGTCTTGCGGGTTCGACCCCCGCCCGACGTACTAAAAAATGTTAAAAGATTGAGAGAACTTATGGTTTTCTCAATTTTTTTGTGTAACTTTGCACCATGTTAAACAACTTAATTTTTTTCAATTATGGGACAATATTATAAACCAACCTTTTTAAAGGAGAACTGGAAGAGAGTAAAGAAGCCAGTTGCTTATTCGATTCGCTCTTATGATTATGGAGCATTTTGCGGTCAGAAACTCACTGAACATTCATGGTGCGGTAATAAATTTGTTGCTGCTGCCTGCTGGCTGTTGGCAAACGAATACTACGGAAAACCCTTTGTGTGGCTTGGTGACTATGCAGACCCAAAGGTAACAAAGGCTTATCCAGCCGATGAAAATGATGAGGGAACTTGCAATCTCTATCCTATGGCACGAGAGATTGCGGAGAGTAAGAAGGCTAAAGACTTCGCTCTGGCATTCGCTCGTGAATATGGCGACGATGCACCCTACTATGCCTACGCTATCAACTTCACCAAGAAGGAATACGTAAAGATTAAAAAGTATAACAAAAAAGAATGGCGAACGCATCCCCTTCCAATCCTGTGCTGCGATGGTAATGGTGAAGGTGGTGGTGACTACGTTGTAAAAAGAGACAACTACGACTGGCAGAAGGATAAGCGTATCGGTTCATGGGCTTACGACCGCATCGGAGTTACCAACTCCAAGAATGCCATCAAGGGCATGAAAGAAATTGATGGGTATTTCATTCCTGCTATTTAATAAATAATGTTAAGAAATCGGGTGAACATTTGGTTTTCCCGATTTTTTTGTGTAACTTTGCCATGTCAATTTAAACAATAAAGATATGAAAAGGTATAAAGTAAGAATTACGGACAGGAACGGCTTCTACAAGGAGTTCGATGATGGAAGTTGCATTGGTGGACACTATGGCGAGCCTATTGTGGTTACTATGTGTCTCAATGAAGCGGAGTTTAAGGCTCTTACAATGTTTATGGGGCAGGTGAGTGATTTACGTCACGATGTTGCCGTATTTAATCTATCTCAATGCTGCGTGCTGACCCCTTGGCATAAGAGAGTGATGTGTAAGTATTTCAAGGCTTTCACAGAGCAAGTGACAATAGAGTTTTTATTTAAGTAAAACAATATCATTATGGAAAGAGAAGAGATTTTAAAGGAGATTCGCAACATCGTAGGAGGTAAGACCTTCACGTTCTCCGAAGATTATTTGAACAAGGCAGGTCACGCTTGCCATTGTGTAGGGCAGGAAAGACCTTATAGTTCTATCACTAAGAAATATTTATTTGTATCATGCTTTGCGGTCTATAAGTATGACGAAAATGCTGAGGAATATGGCACATCTATCCAGAAGTTCCCTATCGTTTATAACAGGATGACAGGTAGCTTTGTTAAGAAGGTTGCGCTTGACGATATGTTTACAAAGGACTTGCAGAAGGTTCTGGATGACGTTAAGTATTACCTTTGGTGGGAGGCAGAAGTGAGACTGCCCAAACTCCAGATACAACTCGACGAGGCTAAGAAATATGCCAATATGTTCTATAAGATGAAGGAGCGTATTGAAAACGATTCTAAGGAGTAAACCTTTTAAAATCAGTGCGTTGGACATTGGGGAGTGTTCAATGCACTTTTTTTATTAGGAAAAAATTTGGTTATTTCGAAAATTTTCTGTAACTTTGCCAACGATAAACAATAAGTATAATTAAATAATAAAGTAATATGAGTAGTCAATTTGGAAACCATGCTTATGAAAGCCCACAAGAAAAGTGGTTAGATGAGCAGTATGCATGTGAGAGAGCACAGGGTATCTATCGTAGTGGATATAATTCGCAGATAGACCATTAGTAAGTATAATTAAATAATAGTATTATGGATATTAAAGAAGTAAGGAGACAATTAATTGATGGTTTGGAGAGTTGCTACACTCCAGAGAAAATTGAAATCATTGATAAAAGGTTGGGTGAGATTGCTAAGGAAAATGGTCTTACCAATGATGAACTAAACGAATATTGCTGGGCTAATTCAAGTGAAATGTTTGCTTGCATATTCGACTATAAGGAGTTTGATAAAAACAACTTTGAAGTAGATTAATTAAATAACATTAGATATATGAAGAATACTAAGATTTACGAAGGCTACAAGCGGAGTGCAGACTTCCTGCTGAACTTCCAGATGTGCCGTGCCTATCTTGGCGAGAATTGTGGTGTAGCACGCATTGTTGAAATTATCCTTCTGGGCAAGTTCGGTAGTGAATTTGACTTGAACGACCCTAAGAGTTACAAGCGTTTTTCCGAGGCTATCAGAGACTCACAAGGCAAGCGTAATGCCATTATCGAATTTAAGCATTTCGACTTCAAGGAGAGTGTTGAGGACATTTTATCCAAGTTCGTGGAAAGCAAGTTCGATAAGATGGTAGCTGCCATAAAGGTAAATCTGGGGAACTATCCGCTTAAGTTCCGTGACATTGTGGAGCGATATTCTTAAAAAACGTTAAGGAATTTGGTTATTTCCTGGGTTTTGTGTAACTTTGCACCACCAAACAACAAGGGAGAAAGAAGGTTCGAGTCCTCGCTCCCTTTCAAATATTAACAAACAATTTAATTTAAAAGATTATGGAAAAGAAAGTTTACGAAATTAAGACTAACAAGGGTAAGAAGACCCAGTATGTTAGATGTGAGCCGACCAGTAACGAGAATATCGTTAAGATGGCTAAAGAGACAAACATGCTCGTTTCAAAGAAGGAAGTAGCATCGGCAGTGGTTACGGAAGTTAAAGACCCTTCTAAACTCAATCCAGACCATATCTGGGATATTTACCCAAAGATGGCAGTCCTGTGCTTCGAGGACGAAGAGGGCGATAAACAGACAGTCTGCATCGTTCGTGACCAGCAGTTTGGAACTGATGACCTTCGCAAAGAGCTATACGAGATTCTGGCAGAGCGGTTAGCACTGGCAGAAGAAGACGATGAAGATGCTGAGGTTCTGGCTGACTTCAACACTATGATTGATAGCTTGACTATGGGTGTTTGTGGGAACTGGCTCGACTACGAGGTCTACTATGAGCATCTGGATTTGATATAACGCTTCTTTCCATATCTAATATTTAGTTGTTGACGCTGGGCTGTGGCTTGCTAGGCAGGTTGCAGCCCTTTTATTTTCTTAAAAAATATTAAAGGATTTGGTTATTACATGGAAAATGTGTAACTTTGCAGCGTCAATAAAACAATAAAGTTATGGAATATAGTTTAATCATTGAAAAGAAAAATGCTGACCCAGAGTATAAGAATGGGTTGAAGCAATGGAGAGACGTTACGGCTATTCTTAGGAATGGGCTTGACCAGTGGACTATTAGCGTGCATATATATAAGTATAGCAGTGATAACCGCTTACTTGGAGAGAAGCACGTCACTATGGGTAATCTCTGGGATATGACAAATTCACTGACCGATAAGGTCTTATTATAAACAACTAACAATTATAAGATTATGGGAAATAAGTTAATTGCAAGGTATCGTCTGGCTAACAAACTATTGAAGGTTTACCAGCACGAAGGTAAGGCAGGCATTTGGCTGCGTGGTGTTATGTATGAAGATAAGTGGGATGTCACAACTTCACCAAACAGGCACAGACTCGTTAAGGTTGAGGCTGTTAACTTCGATAATGGTACAGAGAATGATGTACGTCGGCATTTTAAAATGATGTGCGCTCGCCCTGTTACGTCTGATGGTTATATCGACGTCAATCACAGGGTTATCTGGACTAACGACAACTACGACGAGTGGGAAGCATGTATGCTTATCGACTATCCAGACGAGGAAACAAGGGAAGAAGAAGGTATCACTATTGACTACGAACGTTATCACGAAGATTGTGACCTGTGTCTTGATGACGAAAGGGCTAATCTGGATATTGAAGTAGATGGCTGTATCGTGGCTTTCGTTGACCTTGGACTCTGGGATGGCAGACATAATGGTGGTGGTATTATCGGCACTAACGTTAAACAAATTCTGCGTTCTGATTGTGAATATCTGGATTGGTATTGTGACCAGCATAACGTCCGCTGTAGGGCTTCGCATCACGACGGCACTAACTACTACCTTTACAGGGTTGCAAAGAGCCGTGAGCAGGCTGAAAACCTTATTAATGCCATTGCCTACAAGGGTATGACAGAAGAGCAGTTTAGAAAGGCAACCAGAAGCCTACGCCCCTACGTGGCAAAGGTGTATGGATGGTAAGGCTGTAAGTATCCATAATTATAAAAATTGTTAAAAAGTCGAGGAGACCTTTGGTTTTCTCGATTTTTTTGTGTAACTTTGCCGTGTCAAACAATTAAATATTAAGTATTATGGAATTACAAAATTTTGAAAACGTGCTTACTGATGGCACAAAGGTGGTTACTCTGGGGATTACAAAAGACCAGAATGACATTGTATTAAAGATGTTGGAAACTGATTCTGATTCGTTCGGCAATTATTCTCTGGAAGAACCAGACCCAGAAATGGTGGACGTCTGGATTTCGGATGCTTTTAGTGAAGGTAACGAAGATTACGCACAAGCATTGCAGGATGGGTTAGCAAAAGGTGCTGACATCTATACTCTGGAAGATAGTATAGGTGCTTTTCACCAGACATTAGGAGAGGTAATAGTATATTAAACAACTTAACAATTTTACAACTATGAGTAAATTAGATGGAATAACAAAGAGCAGAAGCAAGTCCGAGAGCTACAAGGGCTTTGCAATCATTAGAGTGTTGGCAGTTCACCATTGGTGGAATAACTTCAATAAGCGTTACGAAATGAGCAGGCAGTACGAGACTAAGAGAGAGGTCTATTACGAGTTCTGCAAGGAGGGTGAGGAAACCAGACCTTCACAGGCTTATGGCGTGACGAAAAAGACAAAGGACGAGCTAAAGGAGTGCATCGACAACATGATTTCTGGCAAGGAGATTTATTTCACCGAAGCCGAGCGAGAAAAGTATGTGTACAAACCTAACCACAAATGCAAGTGGGCGTATGGTTACAAGTCACTTATGCAGATTCTAAAGGAGCATAAGAAGGCTGACAAACGTATGAAAATCCTGTTGGAAGATAGGCTTGATGATGCAAACTTCCACTACGAGGCAGGGGAACTTGCAGATGAACACTATGAGGCACTGGAAGATTACATAGCCAGAACCTATCAATTCCGAGAGAAGTTTGAAGTCTATACATCTACGATGCACAAACGTATTGATAACCCAGAAGGTCTTGTAGATGGACTTAAAAAAGTACTGGAGGACTATTTGCGCAAGGTAGGCGTTAAGGACACGTCAGTAAATGTGAAATTTGTTAAAGAATGGTAAAAGATTGGGGCAAGGTTTGGTTAATTCAGATATTTTCCGTAACTTTGCCCCATCAAACAATTAATAAAACATTTAGATATGAGTAAGACAGCAAGAGTCCTTTATTATGTGGACATGGATGATAGCCACAAGTCAGCATTTCTGGTGGTGGATAGCTCACAGGATTTGCGAGACAGCAAGGTGGTTGAAAAGATTAGAGACGAGTTAGAGGTATGCGGCTTTGGCAGAAAGGGTGTGTGTGGCTCTGTTGCATGGGAGCTGGCTCACAATGAGGTTGCCGAGCTGGAGTGTCAGATGGGTAGATACCAGTTTGGCATTGAAGACGTGCCTGTAATGCCCTTGATTGGTTAGGACTTGAATAAGTACAAGAGAGCTATAAAAAGAACACAGGTATGAAGATACGTATATTACACGCCTCCGTTAATCCAGAGAAATACGACGTGAAGAAACTGGCTTCAATGGGCTTTGGAGAGGCACAGGAGTTTTTCGAGGATGACCCCATAGGTTGCTGTAACTGGGGTGTTGATGATGTTGACCCGACGGTATTCAACTGCAAGCATTATTCTCCAGACGGAGCTACAGGAGGCGACGGAAGTGATGCCCTGTTTGTCTGGTTTAAACTTGTTCCTTGGCAGTAAATATTATATATAAACTATAAAAGCATAACATTATGAACAAGACATTAGCAAGAATGCGTGGCATAGCTCACGCCCAGAACTCCATCCGAAAGAGTCTTAAGGAACAGGAGGAAAAGAACAAGTCACTTAGAGAACAGATTACGCCCATCTGGGATGACAAGTCAAAGGATTCTGTAGTAGCTGAGCTATCAGTCTCCCTGTCTCTGGGACGTGCTCGTGTTCGTGCGGCACAGGTAGCCCTGCACGAGCTAAAGAAGTCATTCCGCAACTACAACAAGCGGTACGACAGAGCACAGCGACATGCAGCTCATTAAAAAATGTTAAAAAGTTGGGGTAACTCATGGTTATTCCAACTTTTTTGTGTAACTTTGCAGCGTCAATTTAAATTATATGTATTATGGAAAGAACATTTGAAATTATCCCCAACTACATCGACACCATTATAGTGTACGATACGCCTGCTAACCGCAAGGCATTGAGAAAACTGGAGCACCCATTTAACAAACTCCACGAGTTCGACGAAAACGGAGAGTGTGAAATTGAAATGGAGTTCTACGATGGACTGGCTATAGCTACAGATGGTAGCGGTCTGTTTATGACTTACTCTAAGATGGAGTGTATCAAGGAATGCACGAGGAAACAGAATGCCATCTGTGACTACACTGGCATTGATGACGGGATTAACCAGTATGACGTTTGTCTCAAATATGGTAAACTGGATTGCGACCCAAAGAATAATGCGTATGTAAAATCAACTGGAGACAACGCCTTCAAACTGGCTGAAACCTTTATCCTGCTTGCTGCCGATATATACAAACAGATATACAATATGTCGGGAGTCTATGGCTACGACACCGCTGTAGAACTTGTACGCAGCGCAGCACTACGCTTCGAGGCTGAACTGGACTGGCAAGGTGCTTCGGAAGAGCGTGACTACATACTGGAAATGGAAAAGTTCGAAGAAAAAGAACTGGAGAGTCTTCGTGCTATCTACGATACGGATAGTGATAAGAACTTGCAACGTCATAGTATCAGCAAGACAAGACCACATTAATTGTTAATAAACTATAAAAGATTGGAGTAATACGTGGTTATTCCAATCTTTTTCCGTAACTTTGCCCCATCAAACAATTAAATAACGAATTATATGGAAAAGATTGCAAAATTACGCAAGCAGGTTAAGACCTATGCAACGAAGTACCACAACATGACCGCAATGACAGGTTATGGCAAGAAGATTGAAATGCTCTATGATGGCGAGGTGATTGGCACTTACGAGTTATGGAGTATGTACGAGCCAGATTGCAAGACCCCAGAGGAATGGCTTAATAGCAACATCTGTTTCGAGATTAGTTTGAAACATCGTGATATTGAAAAGGTTACTCTACGGATGATATAAGACGATTTCTTTTCTTTGCTCATATCTTATAAGTTGATGCAGGGTGTTGACAATTCGGTCAGCACCCTTAATTTTTTTTAACACTAATTATTTGGCTATTTCATGGTTTTTGTGTAACTTTGCAGCGTCTAAACAATTATTAGTTATGGAGAAACAAGTCATTAAAAAAGGTACGAAGGTTGAATATCGCTTACCCAACGATAAAGAAACCAATGTAGCAGTGGTTGTAGCCATTGAGGAATGCGAGTGTGGCGAAAAGTATGGTGAACCCATCGACGAAGTAAACTTCGATGATAGGGCTGGAGATTTCGGGCATGGTGTTGAATACACTTTCAGCCTTGATAATCATAAGTGGTGTTACGGCTATCAGATTGTAAACATTATTAACAACTAAACAAATAAATGTACTTAAATCAGTACAAGTAGGTTATTTAATACGCAATCATTATGGGAGTATCAGAGATTTACCAAGAGATTATGACCAAGTACCCAAACTTGGTTGAAAAACTTCTTGACAAGAGCAGTCTGGAGAGTGATAGTGAACGCCAGACCATTTACGGAGATTTGATGGATTGGTTACGTGATTACTACACGATTATACCATTAGCTGACAGGGAACAGGTTGCAAGGTTGTTGCTGGGCAGCTATGTTATAAGTCATCCATATTGCCTTCAGAAAACGTACATCGTCTTACAAGAGAGTAACGTGGACGGAGAGATTATTATCAACGCTGTACCATGCGCTACTCTGGAGGCTGCAAGAAAGGTATTACAGAACGAAAAGAACACTATCCTGCAAGATTCCCCTCACTACGACCACTACACTCCAGAAGAGTTGGAAGAAGAGTTCGAGATTGAAGAGGACGATGACCGCTGGTATATCAACGACCCCAGCGATGACTACTATGAGGACATTAAGATTATCGAGAAGGTGATTGTCGTGCGCTAATAATATATACACTATATATGAACGATAACAGGTTTTACGACAGGCTTACAGGGAGAAGGATTGCACCCTACCCCAGCATGATGCCACGCAGGAGCATGAGAGAGGTAAAGGCTGACTTTAATAAGAACTTGCAACGCCATAGTATCAGCAAGATAAGACCTCACTGATTGTTAATAAACTATAAAAGATTGGAGTAATACGTGGTTATTCCAATCTTTTTTTGTAACTTTGCAGCATCAAACCAATTAAATAACAACATTATGGAAAAGTTTATCGACATTAACAAAATGGTTTTCAGCAACACACCTGCCGAGAACATCTTACACTACATCAAGACTGCATCACCGCAGGAGATTCGTAAAACCACACCTGCAACTATCCTTCGCATCATTAGTGAGTGCAAGAATGATGATGGTGATTTTTGGATTGATTCTGACCGCAGGGCAGGAAACAATTGGGATAGCACCATCGAGCACTTGTATATCTATGGTAATAGACCAATGCTGATGTTCTATGTGCAGGGTGACAAAACTGATACATCTACAAGTGTCAGCTATACTGAATTTAATTCCTGCAATGGGTATCGTGGTTCTTGCAGGTTGGGTAGCTTTAGATATGATGCTGACGAGGTGGCAGACGTTATTCGCTGCATCCTTGCAGAGTATGTGTATTACACCTACATTGAGAAAGCAGATAGGGAGCAGGCACAACGTATAGCAAAGTTACTGAACTACAAGGTAGTAAACCCAGTGTGTGACTATTTCTATAAGGAGTTAAGGCTTAGTAACCTGCCTTTCTCTTATGCCACTACGACACCGAGATACAAACAATACTGCAATGGCAAGGAAGCTATTGAAAACTATGCTAAGGAGCACGTCAATGACTTGGAAGGCAAGACCGAAGAGGAACTTATTACCATATACAAGAAGGTGTTTAGGGAAGGAATGTGATTTTCGTTTTTCATATTTGGTGGCTGGCTCTATGCGAATAGGGTCAGTCATTTTTATTAAATAATATTAAATAATTTGGATATATGCTGGATAATGTGTAACTTTGCACTATCAATTTAACAAACATGAGTTATGGATAAGAGCAAGGTTAGATACATCGTAGTGGTGTTCATTGATGGTGTTGGATGCACCCTGCAAGAAGGTAACGTCTTAGCATGGTTCTTTAGACGTTATCCGAAGTGCTACCAATACTTCGAGAGCGCAAGAAAGAAAGCGAATAGGTTACTCTACCAATACGTGTGCGAAAAGGTATGCGTGTTCAAGGTGGAACTTGAAGAAAGATTATCCTGCGACCAATACGACAAGTGGTGCGAGGACGAGAACAGAAATATGTGGGATTCATCTAAATTGTTTAACAATATTGATATAAGGTCATGAAGAAGTATAAGTATATTAACGGAATCAAGCACAAGGCAATAGGCTACGCCTACGATGGTAAACCGATTGGCTGGATTGCTTGTGGTAAGAACGATTAAAAACATATAAGGTTATGAGAGCAAGGCAATCATTTACAACAGAGGGCAAGCGAATTTCTTTCAGTGTTGATAACAACTATTACGTTATCGGAGAGGACAAGAAAAAGGTCTTTAGTGGCTCTTTTAATGCTTGCAAGTATGCAGTAGCCTACACAGAGGTTAAAGTGGATTGTGGGGAAAAATATGAGAATAGATTTGGTGTCCCTGCATCCATCCGCTATAACAATGGCTTGGTAGGTTATCAGAACATTACCTATTTCAACGATAGGACAGAAGCAATGGAGGACTTTAAGGGCAGACAGAAGTTAACCCCGAAGTTTATGGGAGGTAATTACACGGATGTATTTTTTATTGAAAATAATTAAAATTATGGCAAACGTTATTAGAGTAGGATTAGGGCAAACAAAAAGCGGTAAGATTCTGGATAGAGAAACGCAGTGGTTTAATGCTGATTCCCAGAAGTCATTACTTATGGCTCTGGAGAGATTCCACGAAACCCATAAGCCATTGTTTATCTCCAGAGGTAACAAGGCTTACGAAGAGTTAAGTTTACAAGAGTTATTAGACATGATAGCAGAGAGTTAAGACTATGGCAAGAAAGATTGTAAAGAAGACCAACATATATTCGGTAGATTGGTGGCGAGGTGATTGGAATTATCGCACGACTACTGGCTGCGATTGGGAAGCGGTAAAAGAATGCAAGAGGGCAGCCAAACTAATGGGTGAGAAAGTTACCTACGAAAAGACTGATGTAAAGGAAGATGTTTACTACATCGACACTCATCGTGGTGGTTCACCGAGATTTATGGCACGTTAAGTTACTTTCTACAACTCCAAATGTGAGAAGAAATACGATAAGGTGTACCCTGCATAATATATAATAAATGTTAAGGGATTTGGTTATTACATGGAAAATGTGTAACTTTGCACCGACTTAAAAAAGTACATAAAGGTACATAGGCATAACACATTATATTTTGTTTTGGATTAGTTAATCAATAACTTATCAGTCTGCGAAGATAGATAAGTTTTTATAAAGGACTTAAAAAAGTACATTACAACATATATAGGAAGATACAACTCGATTTGCTCATAATAATATTCAAAAGGTTTTTAGTTATTCATGTTTTTCATGGTTTTAGGTTTTATCCTGCTGGTCTGAGAAGATAAGCAGGATTTTTCTTTATGTGTGTACGTGTCTCAATTGTCTCACGTGTTTCACGTGAAACATAATACGTAATGTGTATGCGGGTGGTGCACCCTCCAGGAGCAGCCCAGGCGTGCCTCCCTACACAACACGAGCACGAAGGCAGGTAAGTGTGCTGGCAACACGAGCACACGAGAGTCAGCACAAGGTATCGTGACGTGCTGGATAATGTGTCGCCAGCATAACCTCAGCTACGCACCCACACGCTATAATATATATTAATCTATATATAGGCGAACCAGTGTACCAGCTGGGTAGTACACCAGCACACCCAGCCTGCATCCTGCCAGCCTGCGGTTTGTAAAAACTTTTCATGCCCTATATAGTATATGCTGGCAGTTGTAAAGAAATCGGAAAACCCAGCCAGCATCCATCCAGCAAGCCAAATGTAAACGATTTGAAACAAATCTTAATTTTTCATAAATTCTTTGGCTGGTTGCCAAAAAATGCCTAACTTTGCAGCCGAAATCGTTTAATATTAATTTAATTTATTATGAGCAAAATGAATTTTTCAAAGTTTCAGATGGCTATCTTCAATGAAGTAGCAAACGGACAAGGCAATTTAGCTATTAATGCGGTTGCTGGTAGCGGTAAGACCACTACGATTGTGGAATGCTGCAAGTTGTTACGTCTTAACAAGTTTGACGTAAAGTTTTTGGCTTTTAATAAAGCTATCGTACAAGAACTTGAAATGAAAATCGGTAACTATGCCGACGTTTCCACCCTGCATTCTTTTGGCTTTGCAGTGCTCCGCAAGGTTAACTCTAAGGTTAAGATTAATAATCGTAAATATATTAATTTTATACGTGAAAAGGTTGATAGGAATGACAAGAACTTTGTCGCCATCGTGAATAACACTAACAAGCTATTTAACCTTTGCAGGGTTAATTTGGTTCAGTCTGGTGACATGAGTTCAATTAATGCTATATGCGACGAACATCAGATAGTAACTATGGGTAACGAAATGACCATCGTTAATGCCCTGCTGAAAGATTGCTATCAGCTGGATAATGTGCCAGCACCCGAAATTGATTTTACCGATATGCTGGTTTTACCCTTGACCTATAAGTGTTATATCCCTTCCTACAAGTTCGTGTTTATTGACGAATGCCAAGACCTTAACTGCGCCCAGCGTGAACTGATGCTATATGCTGCAAGAAGAGGACGTTTTGTTGCCGTTGGCGACCGCAACCAAGCTATTAACGGCTTTGCTGGTGCTGACTGCAATAGTTTCGATAAGATTGCAACCCTGCCTAATACCAAAGAATTGCCACTTAGCGTTAACTATCGTTGTGGTCGTGCTATGATTGAACTTGCCCAGCAAATCGTTCCTGCAATACAAGCACATAATGGTGCTATCGAAGGTGACGTTAATCGTGTGACTGAAATCACTTTAGGACTATTCCAGCCTAATGATATGGTGCTTTGCCGCACCACTGCTCCGTTGGTCTCTATGTGTTTCAAACTGATACAAGCTGGTGTAACCGCTATCGTTAAAGGTCGTGATATTGCAGAAGGTTTGATTAACCTTATCGACAAGTCGGAGGCTAAGACTATGAAGGGTTTCGAAAGTTACGTAGAGATTGAGAAACAAAAGCTGGTTAAGGACATCTGCAAGAAGGAAAATTGCACTGCCGAAGAAGCGGAGGAAACAGGTCGCTATATAGCCTATATGGATAGAGTTAATTGTATCTTCGCCATCGGTGAAAATGTTTCCAAGTTGGAAAGTGTTAAAGACTATATTAATAAGATTTTCAGTGACGAAAATATCGTGAATGCCGTTACGCTTTCAACCGCCCACAAGTCTAAGGGTTTGGAAAGTAATCGTGTCGTTATCCTGCTGCCTAACAAGTTGCCGTTGACATGGAAAAATCAGCTTGATTGGCAATACCAACAAGAGCGCAACCTGCAATATGTAGCCTATACAAGAGCCAAGAAAGAACTGGTTTTTGTTGACGTTGAACAAAAAGACCTATTCAAACTTAAATTCGACAACAAGTAACACCCAGCATCCCAGCACGAAAGACCTACCCTAATAAGGTGGGTCTTTTTACGTTTAAGCCTATTTCCTGCCCTTCTAAGGACGTTTTACCCAGCATACCCTATAACTATACCCCCAGCACTAAAACAAGCCAGCACAAGCCACTTTTAACCTGCACATGATTTTTTATTTACAATCTATCTGCCTATATAGTATATCCCAGCCGTAGCTTTCCGATTTTTTTACAAACACACTTTTTTCATAAAAAACGTTAAAATCTTTGGTAGTATGAAATATTATTATTACCTTTGCCAGCGAAAACCGATGCACTCCGCAAAGGTAGTAACTTTTAATACAACATTATTATGAGACAAATTAGAATTGAAAAAACGTCGGTAGAGCGCACCCCCGAATTAGCCGCCTACCTTGCAACAATCGCTAACTTTCCTATTCTGACTATTGAGCAGGAAATTGACCTTGCACTTGCAGCGCAGGATGGAAACAAGCAGGCTAAGGATATGCTGGTTAATTGCAACCTTCGCTTTGTTGTATCAATCGCCAAGCAGTACAATTATTGTCGTGGCTCACTCACTATCTTAGACCTTGTTAATGAGGGCAATCTCGGACTGATTGCAGCCGTTGACACCTTCGACACCACTAAGGGTTTTAAGTTCATTAGTCATGCGGTATTCAGCATCCGCAAGTATATCATGTTGGCTATCACTCACACATCACGCATCGTCGCTGACTATCACCCTACATCTGCCAACACCCACACATCACTTGATGCTCCAGCCTACGACGATTCAGACACAACCCTTGCAGACGTTTATTGTCAGCATTTCGATAAGGAGTCAGATGCAAGCCTATTGACTGACATCCTGCGTGCCATGCGTGCAATACTCAATCAAAGGGAAATAATCATCGTGCGCAACCTATTCGGCATTGAGACCATGCCAGTATCTAAGTTCATTATTGCGGAACGTCTCGGACTTACTGAGGAACGTGTACGCCAAATCTCGGAAAAAGCTATCAACAAGCTAAAGGAAAGCCCAAAGGTTATGGCTTTGCTGGTTAAATATATCTAAGCCAGCAATACCCAGCACGAAAGACCTACCCTAACAAGGTAGGTTTTTTTATTGTACTGAAACAAGTACAAGCAAGCTATCCTGCCAGCACATCTTGAACCATATACACATGATGCTCACAAATGCCCCTAAAATCGCTCCTAAGCGCATAACACCACCTTTGTGGATATGTTACCCACCCACACCCAAAACAAGCCAGCAGGGACGATTTATGCAGGCTCCCACACGCAGGCAATAATTGTACATATATGCTGGTAGTCATGCCCAGCACCCCACAACCAAGCACCTTAATATACGTTATGTCTATGTTATATATGCGAAGCATACATAACGTAGCCATAACACTATATTACACCTACAACCCAGCAAATAAGCCAGCCTGCCAGCATTCCCAGCCTGCAACCTACAACCCAGCACCCCTTAATATGTTATTAAGACCCTGCAAGAAAATATAGCCATGTAAAATCTTTTTACCATCACTAAGCTGATATACTATATAGGGCATTAGTTTGTAAAGATTTATTACTTTTGAATTATACGTATAAAAACCTGCATCCACCTGCATCAGTTTCCGTATCTTTGTACCTGCAAACCCAATTGCAGGGTGTAAGAAAACTTTTTTCATAAAAAACGTTAAATTCTTTGGTTATTATTTGGAAATGTCGTAACTTTGCAGCGTGAAATTGAATTTCACACCACAATTAACACTATTAATAAACAAAATTTTTTAGCTCTATGGCAAACCAAGTTGTAAGAGTAACCACACTCAAAGAGATGGTAGAGATTTTGAAAGCCGCTAAGTTGGGCGGTCAGTTTGTAACCCTGTATGCGGAGGTAGGCATTAAGCTTAACAAGTACCCTACCGACGGCAGCGAGAAAATTCACATTGATACTCTGGATTTTCATCCCACCAACCGCTATCATGTTAACTATCAATTCGGCATCGACTACGAACGTGCCATGTCTAAGGCTTTGGGCGAAGATTACACCAAAGGCGGCAACGATAACATTGAGACCCTTATCCCTAATCTGCTGATGCGCTACAAGTCCACTAACAACCCCTGCATCATCTACATGAACGGCACTAACTACGCTGATGGTAAGTTCAACAACGGACTGCCCTACACCGAGGAGGACGAACAGACCGAGAAACGTTACACGTCTAAGGCATCTAAGACCTACGCACCCGTAGAGTATCGCACCGTCAGTGTTCGCAACGTGACACGTCTCACTGCCAACCACACCACCTACGAAATTGCTATCACCGATTTCGACTACGAACCCGAACCTGCCTATGCAGTAGCCGTAGCCGCAGCCTACTAAACAATAGCACGCTGCAAGTTACACGAAAGACCTATCCCGAAACGGATAGGTTTTTTTGTGCCTATTCGCCAGGAATCCTGGCAATACACACACGCACGTATGCACAACCAACCACAACCATACACGAAAAATCAAATTTAAGGGCATTTCCTTGCCCGTCAGGCGCATTTCACCCTTCGAAGGTATAACTATAAGGGTACACCCTAAACAAACGCTCTGACAAGCCTAATTTTAGCTTGTATTAAATTGATATACAATAGGTTATGCGAAAATTCTTTACAACGAAATATATATACTATATAGGGGATAAAAAATCTTTACATCGGCAGGGTGTGGCAGGGGATACCCCCCACCTATGTCCCCCCGCCCCCTGCCCCCACATTTTGACACATATATGGCTGGGACAGTTTGCTAAATAAAATTTCGGAAAAATTTTTGTGTAATCCAGGAATGGGTGGCCATTTCTTTTTTTCTCATTGGAGTCCCAGAAAAAAAATTCTGGAAAAAAAATTTGGTTATTTTATTAAGTGGGTTGTTATTTATATACATAATATATTAATGGTATGATTCTAAATGTTAGAGAAAATAATAGGAAAGTATACATTACTGAGGGTCAATGCAGGTTAATCATGGAATATTATGGTCTGCCCAATAATATTGATGATGTTGTTGACTTTATAATTGGTAAGGTAAATCAAATGTGGGGTAATGGGGATTATGATTCGTTTACCATTCCATTCAATGGTCTTCCTTTTGGCTACTTAGAGGTGCGTCCAACCACCATGAATCTTCGTGCTTCTTATGCCATACCTCCGATTTATCTTAATAAGCCATGTGTTATTTTCATCAATCCAGATAGAGTATTAAATGGTGAAAATGAAGAAGGTTATACTTTTCATGCTACGTTGGTTCATGAGTTGACTCATATGATTGAGGACATTGGCAGGAGGGGTAGTAGTGAGAATGGTCTTGGTGATGAAATGACTAGGATTGGTCACATGAAGGCTTTTGACAATGTTATTAAGAATGGTGTGTTGAGGGATGATAACAAGTCATACAGTTCTATTGAGAAGGCTGTAAACAGGGTTATATATCATGGTGTTGGTTTTGAGAGGAATGCCAGGAATGCTGCCATGTTCACCAAGTTAAAGGATTTGCCTGCTGGTAGTATAAGGTCTTACGATGATGCCATTAGGTTCTTGCGTAGCACTGGTGAGTATTCTCGTTATGAGAGGTCTGTTGCTTGTGCTTTGTTTCTTGTTAATTTAACTGATGAGGCTGACCAGATGCGTGCCTTATATGCAGTTAGGCAGTGTTCTGATTACAGGTTTAAGAACTGGAACAGTTTTAGAAAGTGGTTGAAGCAGTTTATAAGGAGGTATGAGAACAAGATGAATGCCATTATTCCTAAGATGATAAATCATGTAATTAATGGTAATTAACCCCCGAATGAGAGGAAAGAAAAAAAAAGAAAGGAGACTCGTTATTGGGTCTCCTTTTATTGTATTAAGCTGTTACCTTACTCAATACTGGGATTGATTTCTTGAGTATTTTCTTTGCATCCTGTTCAATCCACTCTGGGATATAATCGTCTGACTTAATGAATGGAACGATTGAGTTGGCTGTCTTGAGTGCTTTCTCCACCCAATTGAGTTCTCCAAGGCATTCATCAATATGTTCCTTGATTTTATTGAACTTCTCTGAAGCCTCGTACTTCTCCAGGTTCTCTGGTGTGATGACTCGTTCCCACTTGCCGAGTGCATATCCGTTATCGAAGTATGCGACACCGTTTTCCAGTTTCGTCAGCTTATGTGGTCCGTAGTACTTATCGCTCCAGTAGATGTAGTACATCTGTCCAGGCTTTGCATTCTCATATTTGATGTGGACATCATTGAACTCAAGGAGTTCCACTCCGTTTGTTGAGTCCTTGGCTTCTGCTATCCTGTTCTCAAGTCTTTCCTTGAGGTTGGTGAGTGACTTGATTTTCTTAGTCTTAACTTTGTTGAAGTGCTCAACAGCCTCTTCCTTGGTTGTGAATCCTGTCCAGTCTCCTGGGGTTCTGTAGTCACCTTCCCTTTCGGTCTTTGATGTGGAGAGGTCTTTGTCGTTTACAAGGTAGTATTCCTTGATTTCGTTTGCTTCGTTGATGAGTTTAATCAGTGTCTTCTTATCTGGTGCGAAGACATACTTATCGTCTGATGTTTCTCTTCCACCAGAAATCATGAAGATGCCCTTGTTCTTCTGGAACTTTCCTGTTGCGCAGAATGTATACGTCTCATTGTCGTAGAGTGGTTGTTCATACACGCCATTATTATTTTTATCAACGACGAATATCTTCTTGCCAGAAGGTGACTTACCAGCGAACTTGAGAATGGAGATATTGTTATTTCTATCAACGACGTATGCATCATCTGGGTTCTCCAGTTCTGGAATATCATCCACTGAGAGCTTCTTGACTTTCTTGGGTTTGGGGTTATAGATACCAAGGTGTTTGATGATTTCCAGGTTCTTGTCCTCAGTCTCAGTCCAACCGACGTATTGGAGAATATCCTTGTCATCAGTGTTAAGGTTGTCGTAGACCTCTTTCAGTTCATTTTCCTTGAGGTCAACCAGTTTATACGTGCATGTGTCGATATGTTCTCCTCTATCATTCTGGTAATAGGAGTAGACAATGAGCACCATGTTGATGTCAAGTGACACTGCGAAATAGGTATCGTAGCCACTTTTATAGTTGTATGTGCCTACGAATTTGGTGGTGGTGAGTTTACCCTTCTTGGAGTTTTTCATTACCACGTCACCGATTTTGTTGATAAGTTCTTCTTTTTTCATTGTCTTATTCGTTATTATTTGTTTGGCTTAGATGTACTGGATTTTGGCATGATGCTGTATGAGTGACAGTTGTTGTCACGCCTCCACGAGAGTCACCAGTGTATGATGTTGTCATAATGTACTCGCATCCGTCATACTTGATGATGTAGACCTTGGTGGTTGCTGTTGACCACTTGTCGATGACTCCAATCTCTGTGAAGAAAGTGGAATCATTGAACTGTACCTTTTCCTTTGCCTTATATGGGCTTAGGGTTTCCTTGTTTGCGTCTTCGCATGATGCTGCTGTAAAGAGTGTAAATGCGAATACTATTACCAACAGTGGCAGGAGGAATGGATTTCTAAAAATCTTTTTCATTGTTATAGCTTTTTTAGTTCATTTATCTTAACCTGTTCAGCCTTTATTTTATTCTTGATGGCAGCTATTGCCAGTTTCTTTGCCTCATCTTTTTCTAGGCACAGTACGAAGTCGCTGTAGGACTTATGTTCATTATCGCTTCTAAGTGCCACACCAGGGAAGAGTAATTGTCTAACCTTCGTAGCCTTTGCTTCCTGTTTTGTCACATAAAACGAGAAGGAATATCCACAGAAGACAGCACAGATACATTTCTCAAGGTCATATCCAAGGCTTTCCTTGGATACATATTCAGCATTAGTTATAGCCTTTAATGTACCAGACTTGGTGTTAACTAGATATACTGGTACTGTAAGTTTCTTGAACGTCTCACCCTTTATAGCGAACTTATACAGGTCTCCGAAGGTAAGCTTGCTCCTTTCTTTAAACACTGGAGGTTCTCCGCTTAGTTCAACAACATATTTCTTGATGTACTTTTCAAGCTCCTGTCTAGTTAGTTCCCCCAACTCATCTGGCATATCGATACCATATTCATCAGAAAACACACTTCCACGTTCCACACGTCTTTGTCTCTTCCAGTTTGGTTTTTTAACGAGTTCGCCAACACTAACTTCAAGCTTATTGGGTCTGTAATCCTGTGGTGTTGTCTGGTTGGACACATACAAGGACACGTTATTACGTTTCAAGTAAGCATGAATAAGGTTTCCTGGCTTGCCTTCCTTCTTGTAGAGTGTGAAACCGCATGACTCAAGGAATTTGATAACGTTATTGAATGCGGTATCAAGGTAAACTGGCATGTACTGTATGGTGGTTCTAAGTTCTGTCAGTTCCTCGTCTGTGAGGTTATAGTAGTGTTCCTGCTTGAACAGCCTACTGTAGACGTATTCTGGCTTCGCTCCCCATCTTGACTTGAATGGGCTGTGATATACATAACCGCCACAGTCTTTACCCTTGTACATATGGAGTGGCTGCTCATATGGCAGACTATTCACCCAGTCATATACGTTATTGAAGTATGGTACAATATTATTCATTTTTGGAAATACAATTTTAAACTATAAGTTGTGTAGTTTGTTAATAACCATCAACAAATTGTCTTAAAATATCAGCTTCTGTCATTTTTTTACGTAATCTGGTTTACCTAATTGGATTCTGAATTTCTGTGCGCACTCCTGGCAGAGGAATTGATTACCCTTGTCAGTGATAATCAGATACATATAGTCTTCGTCCTTGAAGGGTTTCTCACAGTTGAAACACTTGGTCTGTTTCAAATGCCAAGAGAGGCAATGCTTAACTGCCATGTGATGAAAGTCTCCGTAGTTGAATCTAACACCATTCTCTGGTGCTACGTCTTCGACTGTGTATGTAGTGGTAGTGACCTTTACAATCTTTGGGAGTTCGTTACAATCTTTCATATGATTTTCTTTTTATTGATTACTTTACCGTCAAATGACTTGTCATAGGGGATTGCTTCTTTCTCATGAATAAAGACAATTCCAGCTGATACTGGTATTTCCTCGTCTCCGCTTTCCCACAGTTTCTCGCATAGGTAGTAAGGTGGGTATAGTTTTGTCACCCTAAATTTGGCATTGGGGTGTGTTACTAGTATTCTGGTAATGCGGGTGTTATTAGGAAATCTCTCATTAATTTCCTTTTTTGTCCTAATTCCAGAGTAGTACACATCCTTTGTATTTTCCATTGAGCCATCAAAGGAAATCAAGTCACATACTTTATACTTCATGTTATTGTATATTTACTTTTTTCATTATAGCCCTATCCTTAAACATCGTAGACACCTCAAACCCAACGCTTTGATAGAGTTTTATCAGTGCTCCAAGTTCTATACCTCTTCCTGGCTTCGCCACTAGCACCATATTCTTGTTTGAATAGAGTTGTAGGACATATTCCAGTATTCTCTTACCGTAGCCCCGTCTTCTGTAGCAGAGTCCAGTGTTAAAGTCCCAGAGTGCCACACATGGTCTCCCATTTGCTGTAAGTTCTGCCAGCACACCATCGTGTGGGAAGTCGTTTTTAACTTCTTCTACGATGATTGCTGACATAACTTCATTTGTGGACACATTCCTTAGATTAATATTCTTATACCCAAAGGAACTATTCGTTGTTATTGTGAAATAGAATTCCTCGTTCATTTGAGAAGATTTATCTGTCTGATGGATTCAGAGCAAGCACCGACAAGTTCGTCGTTGAAGAGTTTCTTTCTGATTAACGCCTTACCCTTTAGACTTGCGCTGTTATAGCCCCTTACAAGCCCCAACATCTTATTGAGTGGCTGTAGGTCAAGGGAAATCATTTCACGTCTTGTTGGTAATCTGTCAACGCTTATAATGAACTTGTTAGCCCATGCTGGTTGATTTTCAGCTATGTTGGCGTAGATATGCTGTTCAGCAAACTCCTGGTCACCGAACTTTTCTGCCTTGTTGATGTCATCAGTAAGTTCGAAATCCCAGTACCACATTTTAATACCATCAACCATCTTGGCCTTCTGCACCATCTTCCTATAGTAGTTGACGGAATTATTTTCTTTTGATACTAATTTAATTACGAAAATTGCCATAGTCTTATTAATTTTTGGTGCAAAGTTACAGATTTATCTTGAAATAACCAAGGAAATTAACATTAATACACATTTATTAAAGGTATTTGTTAACTGCCTGGTATCTTTCAAGGTCTCTTTGATATACATTATTTTCTCGATGATGTGCCTTTTTGCAAGCATATGACAGTTTTCTTTTGTGTCTGCGCAGAAAACGAATGAGTCTCCAACTATGTTGCAGAAGAAATTAGGGTTACTATACTCATACAGGATAACTTCATCCTTATTATCCAGTGTGATGAATGTATCGCCATCCATAGTTACCTTGTGAGTAACATTGAAAAGACCTTCATATTCCTTTACACCTCTCTTGAAGCTTATTACGTATAATTTCTCCATTACCGTAGATATTCGTCCAAACTGTTGTATGATGTATAAATCTTGCACAGACCATCAAGTCCGACAACAACATAGAAGAAGCTATAGTTAGCTATATAGTTCATGAAGTTGTTACACTCATTATAACTCCCAACATCAAACGTAGTAACGCTATCATAAGTTGAGTTCATGGTTAGTTCGATACGATAGCCACCGTTTTCGTATGGTGCTATTTCATACTTGTTGATGGTATCTGTCCTAAACCTTATTACTTTCTCACACTTTTTCATCTTTCAGCTGCTATAATTTTAATAACCTTTTCATCTATGATAGAATCCATGATTTGTATGAATCTCTCCTCACATTTCTTGCACTCATGGTCTTCCATTGGACCTGTGTTGTCGAAAAAGTACGTATGACCATTTATTGTGTCAACCGTATATGAATACCCAATATCAGATTTGATATGAGTAGTAGTAGACTTACTACCTTCGTGTAAAATAATAAGCACTACCACCGTCATAATCATGACAACACAGAATATGAATAGTATTGTTGGTGCGTTTGATTTACTCATAATTGTTTTTCTTTAACTTCAATATACAAATGTTTAGGATACCTTCCAAGTACAAACAGTGTTACTGGGCATATCCAGAATTTCTCGTTTGGATACAGTTCGTTGTAGTAGTTTCTACCCCAGATGAATCTATCTTTGATATTCCACTCCTCTGGAAAGTCTTCACCTACAAAGTGGTCATACTTACCATTACCGCATCTAATTGGTTTTCTACTGGCTATGACGTTCACAACAGCAGTCTTGCCACCATCTGTAGAGTAGTGGTCGCAGAGTGTATCAGCACCAGATACCATTTCAAGGTTTCCGTGCTCAAATCCCCAGCCCCTAAAGGCATAGTACCATCTTCTTACACCAGAATCTTCCTCACAGACGAACTTGAGTCTGTAGTGTTTCCTGCGAACAAGGAAGTTACACAGGAGAACCAGGATTGTATAAATTTTCTTAATCATTTTTTTGTTTCTCGAAATTATATTTTCTATTTACTGAACTAGTAACCAGTCCAAGTGAGAATTGCATCATAGTAAGTTTCTTCATGGCATCCTTAATGGTTGTTCCATGACCAGTAAGAGTTCCGTGCTTGAGAATTATTTCAAGTTTCTCATGCATATCTTTCATATCCCTTATAATATCCTTGAGATAATAGTAGTCATCACGTTTACCGAAGTGCATTATATAGTGTCTATCAAACTGATACTGTATTTTCTCAGAGAATTCTTTAGCTTCATTACTGTCTGGTTCAACCTTATAGGTATATTCAAACCAGTCCAGAGCATCAAAATACCATGAATCTGAAGTACTGTCAAGAAACTCTTTCGTGAAGACTCTCTCAGCGTATTCTCTTGCTATGTTAACAATTGGTTTCATAGTTCTTTCTGTAATCTCTTAAGAATTTCTACATGCAAATCCATAAGGCTGTTGAATGTCTCAAGCTTCTTCTTGGTATATTTTGCCTCTTCCCTAGTATACAACTTAAATCTCCCATCAATCTCCTTCTGTGCTTCAGTAGCAGCCTCAATAAAGGTTGTATATATACCGTGAGAGTGGGTCATACATTCGTCACCACGATAGTACTGGTCAATGACATACTCGCCAGCAGGTTCTAGAGAATTTGGTACTTTCTCCTTGATAATAATAGCCTCCCTGGAGTAGATATGACGTTTAATGTCTGGACCATTCGTAATGACTTCCTTTACAGTAATATCTACGATTGAGATTTCTTTTCCATTGTGGCTATAGGCGATGCAATAGAGGGTATCACCAGGTTTTACCTCATTTAATTTCTTAATATTTTCCATACTTCACTAAATTTTTGCGGCAAAGTTACAGAAAAAAATCGGAATATACAAATAATACTCCGATTTTTAACATTCTTTAAACTAAAGCTGCATTAGCGAATTCTTCTTCTGACATTACATCTTCTTCCTCGCTAACATCCACCGAAAGTAGTTCTATCATCGAGTTGTTGAGATAAGCATCACATTCCCTGCACCGTTTCTCAATTGCTCTGAGACTGGTTCTACGCTCATTAATAGCTGCATTAGCAGCTCTAACACACTCAGCCTTTGTCAGTGCATACACATCAATTGAGAGTGAGATTTCATCTTCGTCTCTTTCGTTAATGTGGTAACTCATTGATTTCCTTGGGTTGATTGCCGTAATATTGTCTGATAGGTTTACGGTAACACTAGTTGGGTATCGTATGATGCTTTCAGCCTTTAACTCTCTGATTACCATCCCTTTCGGAAATTCATAGGGTTGTGAGTCTCTTATTGAGATTAAGTAGACTTTATCATTCACCCTAACATCGTCAAATATCTTTATCATTGTTCTAAAGGAATTAATTTTTTCTCTTTAAAGTCCCAAGTCTTCCCTATTTCCTTAAGTTTATTTAAAAGCAGGGCTATTTCTGAGTTATTTGCAAAATATGTATCATATCCGTCTCCCATCATTATTGAATCATTGATATTTCTTTCTAGGTTTCCACGACTATCAATGAAATTCCACCATGAATCAACACATATGTATTTTCCTCTGGTGAAAAAGTCATTATCACCATCATAAAAACTACTGAAAATTTCCACAATCATTAATCCACGACCATCATATCTTGCAAGGAAATCTCCTTGTTTTGGGAAGTTAGCCAAATCGCCAGATTCTATAATTGACTTAATTTTTTTTCTACTTCCCTTCTCATATTTGTAACTGTCAAACACACTACTCATATCTTCAATAACTTAGCTTGTTTCCAATTTCTTGTCCAATGTTCATCAGTTTGTACATGATTAGCCCTAACATATTTACAGACGTAGTGTGGGAAGTAATCTAAGGCAAAGGAGTCAGTAATCCTCATAACTATGCCCTCCTTTTCCTTTCCATAGGTTGATGGTTGGGTCATGAGGTCTTTGATAATTTCCTCAATCTGTCTCTCAGATTCTGCCTTACACACACATAATTCTGGTACATGTGGTACTTCAAGGATAAATGATAGTTCAACGATTTCATCCCATGAATACCATCTTTCCTCATTGTGTGCTGCAAATAGGTGGAAATAGTTAAGGAGTTTATCGTATATAATCGAGTGCTCCCCAAACAGGTTTTCCCCGAAAAATTCCTCATTAAGCCCTATGAGTCCTCTAACTTTCCAGTATAACCCATCATTATCCCACAAGTTTCTTGACCAGGGACTTCTTGTTTCTGCTGAATGTGAACGGGCATAGACACCCTGTCGGCAGAGGCATGTATTTTCTCCGTCGAGTTTTTCGGTGAATACTATTGTCTTCCCACGATAGAAATCGAACCACCCATCTTTCAGTTTCTTATCATCCTTCGTTGCCCCTGGTGAGAACGGTAGATGATATGTCCTTGGATATTTCATATTATAAAAGTTCTTTACATTTCTTCATCAGATATTCATACAATTTAGGAACTCTTGACTCTGATATATCTGCAATCTTTGAGTTGAAAATGCCACCGAACGGAAACACTATTCTTTCATATTTGTTCATATCAGTTTTTATATGCTGAAAGTCAGCATCAATTACTTTCTTGAACTCTTCCAGGTCTTCATCATTCCAGCGTCCATAAATACCCTTATGCTGACTGTTATACCATCGTTGGGTAGTTATAGGGTAGGCATTATCAAGTCCTCTTATACAGGCTGATGTGACCTTTGGAAAGTGTTTTCCGACACCATACCACCTACAATACCAGTTGCTGTATGGTATTACACCTTTACCACTATCTCTATCCGTATTGTCTGTAAAGATGTACATGGATTTGTAGTCCTTCGCAACCTCTTCACGGTTATAGAACTGCTCCGCTCTCACTATCTTCATTGGTAGTTGCTTTTTCAGTTTTACCCTTCTCAATACAGAAGTTTATAAGTCCCCTCGTATTTTCAAGTATTGTCATCACAATAAACCACAATCCTATAATGGTATTGAAGGCTGGTATGAAAACCATAATAGCCTCAGCAGTGCTGACCTTGTTCTTTTCTCTTATGAACTCAGCAATGGAAAGTGCTGCACTTACAATGTATACTATTACAAAAATCCAAACCATATTATTTTCCCCATTTATTAATTATTTCACTATCAACACATATCTTGAATTCATCATCCGTCAACCAGTCAACTTTATCTGGTCTTGGGTATTCTGTAACCCCCATGAGTTCATAACACCTCTTTGGGGTTATTATGCCTTTTTCAGCTTGTAGGTGATGTATTTCACAGAGTGAAGCACCATTATCGAGATAATACCCACCATCAGTCCATAGCTTCCTGTCCATGATGTGATGAGCATCTACAGCAGGTAAGCCACAGCCAGGAACACAGCATTTACCACTAGTTTTGGCAAACACTTGTTTCTTGAACTCTTCCCTCGTTAATAGCGTCCTCGACATTTTTATTAAATCTCTCTAGTGCCTTAGCTTCATCACTATTCAGACATTCTTTAATCTGATATACAAGATGAACACATTTAATCTCCTCGTTTAAGGTAGCTATATGGATACCCATTATTAGGATTATAGCAAATTGTAAAAGTATTATTCTATTCTTCATTCTTGGTTTGTGATTACCACCCTACCATTATTGATTATATTGTCAACCATTCTATCAAGCTGACCAGCATTGTTAGCTCCTAGTAGGAATCCATGACCCATCAGATTGATATAGAATGAGTTAACCTCCAAGTCAACTATAGACGTTATTTCATCAACCTCGTTGACATCACCACAAAGTTTATATTCCTTGGTTGTAAGAGCACCAGGAACATCAATAAGAGCATGTCCATGAATCATGAAATTAATGTTAGGCATCCTCTCATATATTCTGAACTGTGCTGGAGAATCAACGGATGGTTTACCAGCACCACCACAGTACATATCACCCTTTGTATAAAGAACCATATCCTCTGAGGCGATGGACTCCTTATTGGAATTTCTTGGAGACACGAACATGCCTTCCATGTAAGTTCCATAGAGTCTTGCTGAAGGGAATAGGCTCTGGCATCTTGTGCTGACATTTCCAAAAAACCTATTCCCACAGCTTGTCATGATATGTTTCTGTAGTTTCCTATTAGTTTCAAGGAGTTTATCAATGTTATCCTTGTTACTGAGGAAGTACTCACTTACACGATGGAGCATGAAGCCATCCTCCTTATGGGTTGTACGGATTCTCTTAGCACTCTTCGTGAATGCAACAAATGACATAATACCAGCAACCAGGAGTGGTATCTCCGTGGTATTACACCACACGTTGCCAAGGGCATCAATGAGTTCGAAATGGTAGTGAGGTTTTTCTTCGACCAATTCACTTGTTATTGCGATAACGGCATTCCCATGCATCTTGAAGATTCGTGAAATTGCATCCATTTTGGTATAACCATCACGCATTACTTTTGAACAAATGAGGATAGTACCAGTTGCCTTCTTAGGATACTGTTTTTCCTCTTCGTTTGCAATATTTGGTATCCAGATTGCAACATCTTCGCTAATCTCCTTCGGTAACTCTGCCATAAGTCCACCATTGACAGTCGTTGTCTGAATACACCTTGGGAATGCCCTCATTTCATGAAAGCAATTGGAAATCTTCGTTATAACGCCAGATGGCTTAACCAACGATTGCTCATTGGCGAAATTACCGCCTACAATTAATACTTTCATATCAGAATCCTATTTTCTTCACTTCCTGTTTGTTAATGACATTCTCCTTATCCTTATGATAGATGTCGGCAAGTGTCATACCTTTCTTTGCGTCTGAGACGAGTGTCTGTGTCTTTTCAAGTGACAGATTGTTGAATGTATATTTAAGTGACAACCTTCCCTTTCTGAGAAGTGCCTCGTCAATTTTGCTTTCCGCACAGTTGAATGAGCAGATGAACTTACAGTTTACAGTCTCACCAATAATGCCATCAGTAAGATTAAGGAGTGTACCCATAAATGGGTTTCCCTCTTCTCTCTTAGACAGAATTTTCTCACAGTCCTCAAGCACTACGATAGAGTTACGATATTCCAGCAAGAATGAGATAAATGCTGAAGATGTGATATTCTTAAGAAGGCTTGAATCAATGTACAAGAACTTCTTGTCACTGATTTCACCCATCAAGTGTTTAATTAAGGATGTTTTACCAGTTCCAGGCTTACCATTAAACAAAATGAGTTCCTTAGTTGGTGATGTAAGAAGTTCTATTATTTCCTTGTATGGAAGGTCATCGTTATAATTTTTCTCAAGGTCTATCTTCATCTTCTTAAACTCAAGTGTCTGAGTCATAAGACCGTTGGAATATCCCTGTCTAACCCACAGATAAGAAGACATTTCCTTATTGTCCAGTTCAACTTCAACAAGGCTTTCATAGATAAATTCAGCCATCCTGCCGATATTATCCTTGTTATCGGTGTATATATTTACGTTATCAAGCCTCTTAAGCTCGCTATCACCAATGGTAGAACTGTAATTCTCCATCACAATCATACCTATTTCACTGATGAACAATGCAACATTTAGTACTGGGTATGCAACGCATCCCATTTTCTCTGCTGTGTCGATGAATGAGTAGTTTTTAGAGAATTTAGTAAACTTCTCACCTATTTTTGTATTATCAAGTGAGCGATTAATAAATTTGAGAGCACCACCATCCTTAAGTTCCATCATTGAGAAGTGGTAAATTGGGTTGTGTTTATACACGAACGTGTAGAGCATCCTATAGTTTACCTCTGGTGCTATTCCATGAGTATATATGATGACATCTTGACAATGTTCCATCAATACCTCATGATAGCGTCCTAGCATTGATTCTGATTGTTTTATATCCATTATTACTCTAATAATTTATTGGGGTATACAATACACCCAGTGAATTTTCGGCAAAGATATATAAAAATTTTGGGATAAACAAGTAATCTTTATTTTTAAACGAATATTTAACAATATTTATTAGTTGGAAAAACTATTTATAGTATAATATGGGAGTAATTAAAAACATAAAAGCTTCAATAGACGATAAGTCTTCAATGAGTGTGAACAGCATAACCATGTTGGTATCTGCCATTATGGGTGTAATCATTGGACTTGTCATATGTTTTGTGCTTGTATATGATGTGGTTTACGATGGTAAGGTTGACACCAACCTAACAGATATGGGTATATTTCTCCTTTGTAGTGGTGGATATATTCTAGGTAGTGGCGTTCCTAAAGCTTATGTTGATAGCAAATTAAAAACACGTTCCTGGGTTGAGAATGAAAAACTACAGATTGAAGCTGAAGAAGACCTTAATGACCTTAGAGCTGAAAGAAGACGTAAAAGGAGAGCAGCCTTAGATGATGATAAACCAGATGAAGATTACACACCAGATGAATAAAAGAAAAAATATAAGATAAATTATGAATAAGAAAGTTCTTGATTTTGTAAATAAACTAGAAGGATACAAAACAGCGATTAAGTCCCTCCATTGGGATTCTGACAGCCTGTCACAGCATGAGCTTTGTGACAAAATAGCTGATACTATAGCTGAGTTCCAGGATACAGTTTCAGAGGTTGAACAGTCAATTACTGGTAACTTGGATAAGGGTGAACTTAAGCCAGAGGAGTATAAGGTTACGACGCTGAAAAAATTCGTCGAGGATGTATTAGATTCCGCAAACTCATTCTATAAGAGTATTGAGGATGAAGGAGACACATACACTGGTATGAGAAGTGACTGTGAGTCATTCCTATCAGATATGCAGAGGAATCTTTACCTTGTCAACTTCACCATGAAGGAAGATTTTAAGAGAAGGTTTTCAAACAGAATTAATGAGGGCTTCAGAAAGGAAGAGAATATCAAGACAACCTTCAATGGAACTAAACCAATGACTGAAAAAGGTGTATTCAAGAGAATCAACGACCTCACCAAGAACGGTCAGCTTAATACCAGGACGTTCGGTAGTCTTAACGATGTTATGGAGTTCTATGGAAAGATTCTTGGAAACATCGGTTCTCTCAGTACAATAGAGCCTAACGAATCAACTCATATCGTACAGCTTGATGCAAACAACGGTATGACATATTTTGGTCTACTTAGAGTTAAGGATGAAGGTGGAAAGTGTAAAGCTAGTATCACATTCTCTCCTCACAGTGACGAAACACAGCAGCCAGAGCCAGAAATGAATGAACCTACGATTGAGGATGGAAACAACTATGAAATCTATGGCGAGGGTACTGCATACAGGATGACTGGTGATGAGTTTCGTAGTTTGGTGAAGGAATCTGTAATGAAAATTCTTGAGAGTGACTACCAATATAACCCAATGGATTTGAACGGCGACAGTGTGAGGGCGCAATATGCTGGTCAGATAGAGCGTGATGAGAACAAGAAGAAAAACTATCAGCTTTTCATGGATGCATTCAAGAAACTTCGTTACGAGTATGGTGTTAGAATTGGTATGAGTGGCTTCATGAAATATGTGGAAAAAGTGGAAGGCAACTCACTATATGAAAAGATTTGGGAGCATTACGGTGGTGAATACGAGGAACTTGCAGACCAATATCTACAGAATGTGGTTATGTCGGGTAAGAAGATGGAGAGTAGAGAGCCAACTAGCAACATAGTAGAGAAGTCAGACATACACATAAAGAAATCCAAGGAAGGTACATTTACAGCAGCAGCCAACAAGCATGGTGAGTCTGTACAGGGGTTTGCTTCCAAGGTATTGAATAATAAGGAAAATTACTCCCCTGCAATGGTCAAGAAGGCTAACTTTGCAAGGAATGCTAAAAACTGGAATAAATAATGAAACAGATTATAAGGTTAACAGAGAGTGACCTTCACCAGCTTGTGAAGGAATCTGTACAGAAGATATTGAGAGAAAGGTGGTATCCAAGTGAGGAAGATGACATATCAGACTACTCATATGGCTCTATCATGAAAATGGAAGTCGGTGGTTATCTTGATGAACTTGCTCCAGAGATTATACAAACTCTCCAGTCAGTAAAAGACGAGAATATTGAGTCAGAGCAGAGCTATGTATCGGTATTGGTTAGAAACGTACAGCTCACACGTGATGAGCATGGGTTTGTAAACATCATAATAGAAGTTGCAGTATCAGCACCTAATATGCCTACTAACGACATTGAGGAAGAGGCTAAGGAACAGGTATGGCTTTGGTTTGAAAACAAGACTGGTGAGAGGATAACCAATCTTTCAATAGTTGATGAAGAAGATGTTTTTGACAGAAGAGGATAAAAAGAAAAGAGTTAAGGTCACTCCTTAACTCTTTTTTCTTATCATTACGATTGTATTTACTTTTGTCTTTATAAGCACGGTTCATAGAAACAAATTGACCGCCACCATAACGTTCAAGCTGTTCGTTACGGCTTATCATTCTCAGTATCTTATACTGTTCAGTGCTCTTAGTTGGTTTACTTTTTTTACACATCTTGAAATCCTCCATCTTCTGTTAATATAAATGCTTTTCTGCAATCAAGGCAAGCCCACGTCTTTGTTATGACTGGGTGTTCTTCTTGCTGGGAATGACCGAAAACCTGGTAAATACCATCAATATCTTCAGTATTCCCCTTTTCATTGATGTCTGACCACACCATGCTTCCAATTCTTCCCATACCACCTCTCTCACTAGAAACCTGTGTTAATACCTCGATTCCCCTTTTAATGTCCTTGAGGTGATTTAGGTTTTCAACTGTGAGTTCTCCAATTAAGTCCTTATGTGCCTTATACCACGAGTTCAACACACCAGCATGTGTGAACAAGTATCTCTGCCCATTTATCATTTCCTCGTATGCCATATCAAACAGGCTCTTGTGTGAACGAAAATCCTCCTTAATGTGATATGCATTACTTGAATCATATCTTGACCTTGTTCTGAAGTGGTCATCGTAGTAATGGAGGTCGTGGTTTCCAAGTAGGAGTATCACTTTATCTTTGTTATCCTGCTTGTATTTTATAATATCCTCGAAATTTCTTATTGCATCTTTCCTGGTTATAAATTCCCAAGGGTATGGGTCAAGGTAATCACCAAGGAATATTATTTTAGAGCACTCATCAGCGTGTTTTTCTATGGCATCTTTCCAGAATGTACGACCATGTACATCTGGGATTATTAATATTTTACTCATTTACTAATATGTTTGCTCCAAGTAAGGCGTGCTCCTTGAAATGTAACTCTACCATATCGTAGAAGAAACATATGTCATCATAGCTTGGCGGTTCTCTAAGTAATATGTGAACCTCATTTATTTTGAAGAGAACGTACCTTATGAAATAACTATCAAGTTCTCTATCGTCTTGCACAGATAGATACCATCCATCATTCTCTATTCTGTCACGCAGAAATTTTAGATACCCATTTTTCTGATAAAAATATGGTTTTATATATCTGTTGGTTCTGAACTCATTATAGTATGCCTCATATAAGCCATTATGTTTCAGAAACTGTAACGTTAGTTTAGCAATTCTTGATAACTTTACATTTCGTGTCATACACCACTACTTTTTATTTTTCCTTCTTAAATTTTGATTTCAACAACTGTTTACCTATTTTTTCTACAACCTCTCCCCATGACACTGGTGAATAGTCGTTGTTATCTACACCAACGTCGTATTGTGTTGGGAATAACATGTTTAACCTATTTATATCCAACCCTTTTTGATTAGGACCAGAATGCACATGACCAAATAGCTGATATACTAATCCTTTTGGGTCACGATACGTACCTCCATAGCACAGGAATGGTACGTGGTTAAGGTATACCTTCCTACCTTCAATTTCCACCTTCATCTGGAAGGTTACATAGTCGAACAGTTCCTGCTCGGCAGTTGGTGTCATATTTTTCTCATCGTGGTTTCCCTTGATTAAAATAATTCTACCATTGAGCTGTTCTCTAATCTTCTTCCAGAATGGGTATCCACCCCATGCAAAATCTCCAAGATGAAATACCAACCCATCTGGTGGGACTTTCTCATTCCAGTTCTGTATAAGTTTATAGTTCATTTCCTCAACATCCTTAAAGGGTCTGTTGCAGAATTCTATGATGTTTGCGTGTCCAAAATGTGTGTCTGATGTAAAAAATATTTTCGAACCGTCTGGATATTTTGTACTAATATTCTCTTTCATTTTGCAAAGTTATATATTTTTTTTCGAAAAAACAAATATGTCTAGTTAAATCATGTTAAACTAGCATTTTTATATCCTCTATGTTTAAAGAATTATACACGAATTCATATGTATCATCCTTATAGGTTATCTTTACTCCATACCCCCATGCAGATTCTATAGACTTTATATTTTCTTCGTTAAATTCTATTGGCGAATATGTGAAAATATCCTTCGATAACATGAGCATGTCAAGGGTTGACATCTTGGTTATCTCATTCTCAGAACCATTTTCCAGTATTCTGTTAAACTCTTTATCCCTAAGGGCGCAAGAGCTTTGGTAGTTACCCATGAAAGTTTCCCACTTAAATTGTAAATAATGGAGTGTGTCATTGTTTATTATAATTCTGTTCCAGCAATCATGCCACTTCAATGAGGTCTCCGACTCATGGTTTGACACATTCTCCAATGTAGGTCTTACAACAAACCAGCACTCCCCACCAAGTTCATCTATGAGTGCCTTTTCGTTTTTAAACCTTACATCGTCTATGACGTAATCATAGTTTGTGTCAATCATGGAGCGTATTCTCTCTACGTGCCAGTTTGTATTATATTCCCTAATTAAGTCTGTCCCTATGAACTGTAACATTTCCCTTACAGTGTTCAAGACCTTTCCGTTACATTTCTCTTTAACAATATCCAACGGAATCTCTGTTTCTTCAGACAGTATTTCGCACATATCGTTATCCATTGTTATACCTATATCAACACCCTTGTTTTTAGCATCGTTAAGGGCATCAACTGATATATCCAATAAGTCTGCACACAACTGCTTAAGCGGCAGTGCGAAGTATAGCTTTCTATAGCCCATAGCTTCACAAACCTTCGCAAGTTCTGTCTTTCCAGAACGCATACGACCCGCAAAACCGATAATCATGATTATTCCTCCTCTTCACCCTTTAAAGTACTGTTTATAAGGTCTACCAAATCTTTAAGAGGTACGTTACCAAGAACCTTGTATATTGGTTTATCGTTTTCATCGAACAGTATTGTCGTTGGAATCGACTTAATGCCAAGTTTCTCAACTAATGGTTGCATATCTACATCCTTTTCAATATCGATTGCCTCAAATGTAATATCCTTGAAGTCTTCCATTTCACTCACCTTCTTGAATGTTGAGGCATATGTGCGGCATGGAGCACACCATGTAGCACTAAATTTTAATACTTTCTTTGTTCTGTTTGTATTCATCTTCTTCCTATCTTAATTTTTTTCTTATTTTTAAATATATCATTGAACGAATTAATTGTCCTGGTTGAGTTAATGTTTATGGTTGAACTTGATGAAATCTTCTTCTCAACTGGCTTTGCGTTGGCTATGATAGCTCTTGCTGAACTCTCGTTGATGATTGTCTTCGTTGTTTTACCAAGAATCCTGTTTACCTGGTATTCTATTCTTGCAAGTGCTGATGTGCTATTTGCACTATTTGTATCAAAACTATCGAAATCCTTCTCATCAATGAAACCAAGCACGTCTTTTGCCCTAGTGTAGGCAACATACATGAGGTTGGTTTCTTGTTGAATTTCCCAGTCCTTCTGAGCAGCCTTACTAGGCATTAGTGATGGACACACGATAAACACCCTGTTAGCTTCAAGTCCCTTAGCTTTATGTACCGTTGAAAGTGCTATACCCTCTCCCTTGTCACCCTTTGGAAATATCTCATCTATTTTCTTAATAAGTTCCTCTGTCTTATTAATGCCTTCAGAGAGAATCTCCAGTGCCTTGATGATATCCAGTTTATTCTCGATTAGAGGGTTTTTTAAGGCTGTCTGAGCGTCTATTCCAGACCTTACCATAATGTTATTCCTAGTGATAAATAAATCGTCGTAGAGCCTTACAAATAAGCCATCCTTTCTACAATCAACATTTATCTCATCCTGTTTCATACTCATCACGAGCGTCTTAAGATTTTTACCAATTTCCTTACCCCTAATAAATGCTTTTTTACCAAGCTTTAGAAATTCGTTATAGACTTGTACAAGAGGTGCATTATTTCTACACAGTATCATATCTCCATCCTCTACCATATCCAGAGGAACGTCATATAGTATTTTACCTTCTCTGCCACCAGCTTCATTCCATTCGATTGATGGGACAATGGTTCTGGCGTGTTCTACTATGCTCTTTCCACACCTGTATGAAATACTAAGCGGTAAACATACGGTATTAGGAATTGACTTAAGAGTATTGAATGATTCTGGGTCGCCACCTGCAAACGAATATAACATCTGGTTTGTATCACCTACGGATATAAGTCTAGTACCCATCTTAAAGCACTTCAATACAAGCTCTCTCTCAGCTCTATTCATATCCTGGCACTCATCTACCATAATGTAGTCAAACAGAAGTCCAAATGGCTTTAAGTAAAGCACATTAGGCAACCATATCATATCGACATAATCTATATGGTCAAGTACATGCTTTCCCCATTCCATAATCTTGATTGCAACTGCCTTCTCATCCGCAAACGTTTCGATACCATATCTCGCCTCAATGAAATCTAAGTCCTTCTCAGTCTGACACAGGTAATATCTACCAAAGTCAACATACTTAGCTACGTTGTTTATGTATCTAAAGTAATCCTTAGATGATATTCTTCTCAGATTGATTGTAGTATAGTCCTTTATATTGTTTCTTATGTGAGAGATATACTTATATTCATCTGGATTTCCTCCAATCTGTCCTGGGAAATTCTTATTAAGCATTGCAAGACCAACACCATGAAGCGTCTTCACTAGCACATTGCTGAATTTTTTCGTTTTCTTCTGTAATTCAGTTACAATATCCCTATTGAATGCTGTCATGAGAACCTGTTTGTCTTCTGGTATTAGTTCTAAACACTTCACTAGTGTTGTTGTTTTTCCAGCACCAGCAGCGGCTTCTACTACAATGTGACCGTTTCCATGAAGAATCTGGTCAAATATGGCTGATTGATATTTGCTAGGTGTAAAATCATCTGTTACTTTTTTCTTTCTTCCCATTATCTTTGTTTTTATGCAAAGATATATAAAAAATATTAAAAAACAAAATAAACGGGCTAGAAACTTATCTAACCCGTTCATTTTTCTGTCTACTTCTCCTTTAACCCTCCTGGAAGATGTCTTTCAAGTAGTTGCGCAGGTGAGGATTCTTCTCAAGCGTCTGCTTGATTTTGTCCTTCAGCTGTACTACTGAGGGGTCGATGGCTACGCCTCTGCCCTCACGAGCTGCACGAACCTCGTTCATACGTCTGTCCTTGTCCTCAAGGAAACGAACGAGCTGCTCACGGCTTGCACCCTCTACGTCAATCTCGGTGTCCCAAAGCTTGGTCTGGATGATGTCTACCAGCTGCTCACGCTCCATGCTTGCGAATGGAAGCTGCTGGCTCTGACCCTGTGGAGCTGGCTGCGGATTGCGTGGCCAAGGTCTGAAACGACCATCTGCACCACGAGGCTGGATACCAACTGGTGGTACAGGCTCTGCTCCCTGGCGATGGAAATCATCGTACAATCCACCTGGATGAGGCATTCCACCTGGGCGAGGAGCACCGCATGGACGAGGAGGGAATGGGCGACCCTGTGGTGTACGACCCTGTGGCTGACCGCCTACTGGAGGTACTGGAGCACCGTTCTCCATTGCAAGGGGTGACTCTTCGATTGGCTTAATCTCCAGAACATTACCAGTTGCAATGAGCAACTTTGCGAAAGTGGTAAGGGTAATCTCACCATTACCGTCGAGAATCTGCGCCAACTCGCCCTCAGAAATGGCAAGTGCGTATGCCAACTCGCTACGAGAAGTGTTAACCTCCTGCATGAACTGAGACATCTTACTGCGGATGTCATTCTTCGCCTGGCGAACCCACTCGCTGGCCGATGCTTGTAAAATTTGTCTATTCATTTTCTAAACTGTTTATAAGTTATAATTCCGTTTAATTTCGAATTTCGGTGCAAAGATATATGTTTTTTTTGTAAAAACCAAATCCTTTAACACTTTTTAATATAAATGATAAGCTTTCTTTCTAATACTGATTAGTAAATCATCTACGAACCTCTCGTCGATTTTGGCTGGAATTGTTGACTCAGCAATAGCCTTGTCAAGCTCTTCCTTATCCTCATCAACGATTGCCATTAGTTCATCATATTCGAACTTATGATTTCTGACATCCATCAAGAACTCCCTGTCACCAGCTTCACGTCTGTCAAGAATAAGTCCCTTACCCTCTGCAATCTCTCTACCCATTCTCATAAGTCTGATACAGTGCATCATGTTCTTTGAGTCATAGTTCTTATCGAGATTTGATTCATAACGCTTCGGGTTGCGGTTCTGTTCCCACTCCTTGTACTCCTTATACTTCTTGCAGTGGTCTTGGAAACCACTCTCGTTGTATACCATATGAACAAGAGGTTTTTCTCCTTTTGATACAGAAGAACCACGCATATCAGTAGCTTGGTCAAGGCACATACCACGATAATGCTTTACAACCTTATTCTCTTCGAACCACTTGTTGAAAGTATTCCAGTTGGTTAATTCATACTTGAAGACGATAAAGTGAGACAAACGTCCAAGCTCATCACCACTAACAGTATCACTTGAATAACCGTTAAACAGCATTTCAGCAGTAATACCTTTAGCCTTGAAATGAGCACCGAAGTCATAGTATACACCATAGGTATCGTGCATGTTAGGAATATGTACAAGTCCGCAGAAGTCCTTCTCAAGTCCACGATTCCACAGCCAATCCTTTATCTTGGTGCTACCCTGGTTGTAGAAGGTATATGCAAAGTCATAAGGAGTAAGACGCTCTGTTACTGGATTCACAATCTTCTTGTTCAATCCACGAGCCTTCTTAATCTGCATGACAGCATAACCCACGAACGGGTTGAAACACTGTTTGGTGATGAACTTATCCTTGTTCTCAAAGAGTTCAGCAAGGATTGGAGAAGGCTTAGTGAGAATCTTGTCTTCTGGAACAAACAGTGATTCGATAATGCTAGGGTTAGACTTCATAAGCATATGCATATACTTGCGAAGCTCATACCATGTATTATCATTCTTTGCATCCGCAACAAGCTCCTGGTATCCAAGACCGATACCAAGTAGGGTATTGTGAGGTGCAATGAAGAGTCCACTGCTATCAACGTCTGAATCCTGGTTATTCAGACCATAGAGGTGAGAACCCCTCACATACTCGTAGAGGAGTCTACCGTCTTCTCTGATTTTATCGAAATTAGTCTTCATCTTCAAATTTAATTAACTTATCAATGTAATTTCTATCCTCACCCTTAAGGATTGGCATTTCGTAGTCAATAACCCACTTTTCACCTTTCTTGACAACTGCTGTGCCACGTTTCTCTGGAACGGTAAGGTTATTCCAGTTGATGCCGAAATTATCCATTAGCATATCCTGCATCTGGCTTGAGTTCTTTCCATGTAGTTGCCTATATGAGAACTTGGACTGTGCCAGTGAAGAAATAGAGTTACGTGTAGCATCCTGTTGTCTCCAGAGAACACAGTTAGTTACTTCCTCAACAGGAGTGTTGAACACACGTGCATCGAACATTGCTCCTTTGTTAATAGCTTTTTCATAAACAGAGTTTAGCTTATGTGCATTTTCATCAACTTCAACATTGGCGAATGTCCCTAAGAACCATTCAGAATACGCCTTCTCGAATTCCTGGTTGAAATACAGTGTACACATAGAAGCAGCCACAGAACATATCTTCTGAGTACTGTAATCAAACCAAGCATTTGTGTCAAGCGTCTCATAGTCAATCAGAATAAGTGTAATCTCATCCGACTGAGTATAACCAAACACACAACCCTGGATATTCTCGCACAACCTCAGAGTTGTCTGCTGCATTGCTTTCATCATCACCTTATCAAATGGTTTATCGAAACCACGTGTAAAGGTGTGGAATGCCTTACCATCCAGTCTAATGATGACTGGCATACGTCTTACGAGATAAGTCTTAGCTCTGTTCTCGTAGTTATTTTTCATCCTGTCTCCCAGACTATCTCTCTTATTTGCCATTTTTCTTCTTGATTATTAATGTTGAATCACTATAGTTTATCATTATATCTCCAAACCGACTGAGCATTTTTTGTCCAAATAATGGAGAATCATCAGCACTACCACCTTCTGGGTCTGATGTACATTTGACAGAATCTATCCTAATACCAGTCAGTTCCACTGATTTAAGCAGATATTCTACGCACTCATGTTCTTTTCCATCAGCATAGATACATGTTGCTGTCCCTACAGGTTTCTTAGAATCAAGTAACCCCTGGTGTTCTAGGAATAAAACCTCTACTGGTGTTAGGTGTATATCAGCACATCCAGTATCAAGTAAAAAACGCATTTCAACTCCATTAATCTTTGGTCTGATATACATCATATTATTGCTGATTTCAAGTTTTATCTTGATTGTATTCTCAACCTCTGGAGTTGGAATCTCTTGCTCTGGCAATGTGTCATTGACGATACCTATGTTGGTAAGTCCTTCATTAGCTTCCTGTTTAATTCTTTGTAAGCTGAAAGCTTCTGCAACCCTGTTATAAGCAGTATCCTTATATTCGGTAAGTTTCTCTCCAACCCTGTCGATTGCTGCTGGTCCACCAACAACAAACACGAAAGAGATACACACGACTAGTATAAGAACCAGAAGTATCTTAATACTCTTGAATAAACAACCCTTATTTTTCATTGCTAATTATTTTTTTTAATGCATTAACACAGTCGGAATATCTCATGTGACCCTTGGTTACAACCTTTCTATCCTTCAGTGCTCTAAACTCATGATGCCGATATACAGAGCAATGGTTATGGCAAGTCTGCTCTATATATTCTATAACATAACCCTTATATTTATATCTCCTTAACACTCCAGGCTTACTCCAGGGTGTACATTCAAACCAAGGTGCTGTTTTACTTTCCATTGTTAATCATCGCTTTTAGTGATGGTGTTATGTTCTTTATTCCAAACAATACGTTCTCGTATACGGTTGGGTCAATCTCAGTAATTTCACCAGCCAACACACTATTAACAAAGTCTAATGACGGAATTGGTAATCCTTTTGGTTCATATGAGATATTACAATGTCCACCATTAACATTGTCGAGAATACATATATAGTCAATGATAGGTGTGTAGTCTTCATAACCAATACACCTTTGGAAATACCCATCGTTAATTTTGTAGACATGGCCTTCCTTGTAGGTATACTTCTTAAACTCGCTCAAGCTTATATACTTATTTATGCTGCGGATGTAAATATCATTATTCTTCATATCATTTATGATTGTTATGTTTACGAACTTCCTCTATAGTCCACCTTGGGATAAAATATGTTTTATCTGGGCATCTTGAATTCTTCTTGAGGTGGGTGAACCTTTTATCAACCTCATCTGTTTTGCCAGAATTCTCTGCTGCAATGTAAGCTGCCCCACAAGTGTACGTCTCGTAGTCACAGTTTATGGCCAGTTTCCTGTCACAATTCTTGCAGAATGGTTTACGTCCTATCTGAGCCATTGTTATTTAGAATTAATATATATCATTTCGTACCAATCACCGTCTTCAACAATCTCAAAGCCTTCGGATTTATACAGGTGTAATGCCCTGTAGTTACCATGAGCGCAGGACAGGTATATGTTTATCTCACCACACATTTCTTTTATATGCCTCAGCATTTGTCTACCAATACCTTTATTTCGGTTATTTTCATTCCAAATACCAAAACTATGGAGGTATATACCACCTCTAATTTTAGAATAATAAATCGATAATGACCCGATTTTTTTTTTGGTTGACTCCATAATAGCGTATAACGTACCACTTGGCGCAAGTGGTACATCGTATCCACCCTCACATAGCGGAATATAATTACCTTCGAATTTCAAACTTATATCTTCCATTTTTTGTTTATCTTTTTATTTTCTGTTGCAAAGATACACAAAAAAAACGAGATAACCAAATGTTACCCCGTTTTTTAATGTTTTTTAATGGTTGAATTACCAACCAAAATCTTCACAATCCCACCAGTGAGTCTCACCGATAAGCTCCTTGTTCATTGGAGGAGGACAGTTCAGTGGCTGACGAACAGCCTGGCACTTTGTGATAGGTGCGTTACCCTTCTTGCCCATTCCACGAGCGATACAGTCCTCACCAGCTTCTACGAACTTGTCGTATGCAGCGTGGTCGCTCTCGAACTGCCAACGCTTGTCGTAATCCTCGCAACGAGGCTCATCAATCTCAAATGCTGCGCCAAAACGCTTGTTCTCACATGCTGGTGTTCCAGCGATACCCCACTCTGGGGCTGGTGCGCCACAACCACATGGGTTTGGACGTGGTGTCCACTGTGGCTTGCAAGGTTCAGCAGGACGTGGTGTCCATGCTGGCTTGTTGCAACGAGGTGCTGGCTTCTCAAAAACCTGTGAGATAGCCTCACCAATCTTCTCTGCTACGTCACTGAACGTAGGAATACCGATAACAAAAATTTTTGCTTCCATAACTATTAAAGTTTATATTAAGTTTTTTCGTAAACTTGTGATTTACGGTGCAAAGATATATATTTTTTTCCTTAATTCCAAATTTTCTGAGAATTTTTTTTCATTTTTCTATCTTTTTCCACCAAAATGCCTTCCAGAAGGTCTGTTTCCACCTCTATTTATATTATTAGGTACGTGTCTGTGCGTGTGACCTCCTCTGTTAATATCTGGTCTGTGTGTACCTCCTGGGTGTGGTTCGTGATGATAACTTGGCTGGTGAGGTCTATGGCGATAAAAGTCTCTAGGAACTGGTCTATGATGCCTTGGAGGTAATGGTCTTGCATAATGTCTGAAATGCCATCCGTTGTTGTAATAGTAAGGATAGTAGTATAGGTCACGATAGATGTAGTACATGAGTAGACCATCAGTATTATAATATGGAGTTCCGTTTGATACGATAACGGAAATGTCAGCCTCATCGTCAAGCTGAGCGTAGGCTGCTGTCACGCATGATGTCAGACTGAATGACATCACTAATCCAACAATAAATAAAAAAATCTTTTTCATAAGCATACGTGTTTTACAATAACTAGTGCAAAGATATGGAGTTTTTTTTAAAAATACAAGTATTTATAGTATAATTAGGGATTTCCAGATACATTTTAGGGAAAACCATATTTATAATAGGGATTTTACAATATGAAACAGATAATCAGATTAACAGAAAGTGACCTTCACAAGATTGTGAAAGAGGCAGTGAATAAGATACTTAAGGAAGGTGCTTTTGACAAGTATCCTGGCGAAGACCAGATGAATATAGCACTTGATAGTAATATGAACACCCAGGACGATACTGGGTTTGCGCACGCATATGTCATGGGAGACCCTATGGCTGAGAAGATGAAGGGTTCTACTATGCGCCACATGCTACATAACCAAATGGGAAACAGAATAGATAGTCCAGATTTTGATATAAAATAAAAAGGGAGCTTAACTAGCCCCCTTTTTTTTATAGTGTGTCATAACTTTCTTGTAATAATTTCCACTCCTGTTTTTCCAAGCTCCGTAGAAGCCACTGTTCCAGCACTTTATGGCTTTCTCAACATTGTGTTCTGGGTTGAAATGTTCCTGTAGCAGGATAAACATTTCCTTGGATTTCTTAGCATTATATCTATCTCCCTTGGTATAACGCCTGTTAGAATTCCTCTTTTCGAGGATTTGATTGCACTCCTTCACCAAAATTGGTGTAATTTGTAGGATTCCAGCACAGTCTCCGTTAGGATTATGCGCCTTTTGGTTTCCTTCACTTTCTACTGCTATGATGGCATCCATAACAGGATTCCAATCATACGTTGTCTTTTCTTGTGCCATGACACTAATAGGAAGTGCCAACATGCACGATAAAATAATTTTTTTTAGTCTCATCATTTATAAATTTATGTGAGGCTCGTATGCAGTATGCTGCACCGATATGGTGACGATATGTGAGAGCGAGTTACGTCACCGTCTCCTCTTATTAATATTCCTAGAAATCATACTTTGACAGAGTTCCATACTTACTGATTTTGTTATCATACCAGTCTCTTGTAACCTGGCGAAGGAATCCGTCTCTTTCTTTTTCGTTACTTATTATGTTCATAAAATTATTCTCAGAGTTGAGCATGTCTATTACATCGTCGAACCACATGGATGATTCAGTAGGGAGGTGTTTATCGTTCAGTTGAACAAATATACCAACACTCTTCCTAGTACCGTCTGGTGCGGCTTTCTCGATGGATGCTCTCATGAAGTTATCATCCAGAAACTTTTTAACCAATGTTATCTTGTCCCCGTATGACTCATTCACAATTCTTTTCTTTATGCCGTTGAAGGCTTTCTCTGATAGTATAAACGTTTTCATATCAATTCTAACATTATACTATAAATATCAGCTCACTAGCTTTTTATTCAACGGCATCATGTAGAATACAGCTTCTGGTATCCTAAATACCTCAATGAACCCAAGTCTTTCCCAATACCTGTGGCTCTTTAAGTCTATCTCAACACCAGCCCATATGAAGTCGTAGTTCTTGATGAGGAAGTTGATATTGTGAAACAACATCTTCCTATCTAAACCCGTACCTCTAAGTCTCTCATCAATGATGAATGAGTGACCGTTTACTTGTACGAACTGACTGAGATATTCAGCCATATCCTGGTTCAGCAGTCTTATAGGGCTTCCGATTGTTATCGGATATTCACAGAACATCAACAGTCCATATATCTCTCCTGTTTCCTTATCAACCAGCTTTATTGATTCATCCAGTCTAGCTCTTGACTGTAGCAATTGCTGGTAAGCTTCCTCTGCTGAATACATATCGAATGCCTTGGACAATGTATTGCATATTGCCTCTATGTCCTCTGGGCAAGTCTTCCTAATTTCAATTCTTTCTAACAAGTCGTTTTTAGTTAAGTTGTTGTCAACGAGCTTGTTACATAAATCTATCATCATGGCTTGATAAAGATTTACAAGTGCAAAGATACAGAAAAAAAATTAAATAACCAAATTTTTCTGTATAAAAATGCTTATTTTTAACAAAAAGGAGGAGAAAAGCGAATAATCTCCTCCTTAAAAAGTAATAGTACGATAAACAAAATATTTAAAAATTATGAGATTACTTGATTTCAATCTGGTCGTTTAAGCATGACGCACTGAATACGTAGTTTATTGGATATTCATTTGTCAACATGAGGTCTGTAATCTTATCCTCAAGGCTCGTCTGGATAAGTCTGATGATTGGTCTAGCACCGAATTCCTTAGACTTAAGAGCTTCAGCATGAATGCATGTAACTACATCATCAGTATAAGTTATACTATATTCTAAGCTATTTAATCTCTTATTAAACTTATTAATTTCCAATTTAACTATATCCTTAAGATTATCATCTGATAAACTATTGAAGTATACTATTTGGTCCAATCTATTTATAAATTCTGGTGTAAATTTCTTCTTGAGTTCCTTATCAATAATAGACTTCTTATTAGCTTCTTCACTGTTTACAAATCCTACTCCATTTCCAAGCTCTGCTGCCTTTCTAGCACCAATGTTGGATGTCATGAGTACGATGACGTTCTTGAAGTTTACAATCTGTCCAGAGCTGTCTGTAAGTCTACCTTCATCGAACAACTGGAGGAATATGTTATATACTTCCTGGTCAGCCTTCTCAATCTCATCAAGTAGCAATACACAGTGTTGTTTGTGCTTAACCTGTTCTGTCAGTTGTCCACCATTCTCATATCCCACATATCCAGGAGCAGCACCAGTTAGTTTCGCTACTGAGTTTTTCTCTGAATACTCAGACATATCGATTCTGATAAGTGCTTTTTCATCACCGAATATCTCTTCAGCAAGTTTCTTTGCAATGAGTGTTTTACCAGAACCAGTAGGTCCTACCATCAAAATATTGGCAAGTGTCTTGGACTTATCACCAAGTCCTACCTTATTTCTCTTGATAACCCTACAAACACTATCAACAGCCTCATCCTGTCCAATAACGCTCTCCTTAAGAATCTTGTCGATGTTGGCTATCTTGGCTTTCTCACTCACTGACAGTTTGCTTACAGGTATCTTAGTCATTTCAGAAACCACATCAGCAATATTGTCTTCAGTGATTTCTATTGTATCTATCTTTAGTTTCTTAATATCCCTCTTGTAGTCTGCCATATCAGATGCTAGGACGTTTTCCTCGATTGTAAGGGAGTCTATGAGTTCAAAGTCACCGTTGTTAAGAGCATTGTACTTTTCTGCCTCTATTTCCCTCATTCTCTTTTTCGTGTTCTGTATCTCTACTGGTTCTCTCTCCAGAAGTGATGTGCTAGCACCAGCGAGGTCGATAATATCAAACGCTGAGTCTGGAAGGCATCTATCTGTAACGTACCTATCAGCAAGTTCTACAGCTTTCTTAATAGTTTTCTCATCGTATGAAACCCTGTGGAACTGCTCGTAATATCTTTTATTATTCTCAAGTATTTCTATTGATTCTTCAACAGTATTAGGCTCAATAATAATCTTCTGTAATTTTCTTGATATTGATGTATTATTCTCGATAGAGTTCCTGTAGTCCTTGAATGTTGTTGTACCTATAATCTTAAGTTTACCCTCTGACAATGCATTACTAATCATTCCAGAAATATCAGTGTCTTTATCCTTACTTCCATTTTTGAGTACATTGTGCATGTCATCAATGAAAAGGATATATTTATCAGAAGCTTGCAATTCAGTGAATAAACCATTTATTCTCTCTTCAAACATACCTCTGAAGTGTGTTCCACTTACCAATGCCATTATGTTGAGGAGTACGATTTCCTTACCTTCGAGTATGGATGGTACTTTTCCAGCTTCTATGAGACTTGCAAGTCCATATACGATTGCTGTCTTACCACAACCTCCACGACCAACCAATACGGCATTATTTTTCTTTCTCCTAGATAATGTTTTTATGATTTCCTTGATTTCACTCTCTCTTCCAACAATATCATCAATTTCACCGTTTCTAGCCATCTTGTTGATACTGATGGTGTACTTGGATATGAAATCATCTGTTAGACTTGAAACAGGCTTTGCATTAACCTGGCTCTTGAGAGGTATTGCAGCCGATTTTGTTTTCAGACTCTTAGGAGATTTACTTTCTGTTTTATCTTTCTTCGGTACATCACACTTATTCTGTATGAACTCATACTCAAGTCTGAACTTTTCAAACACTTCTGAGTTCTTGAAACCATATTCCTTATTTAATACAGCTAACAGGACATGTTCTGTACCTATTTCTACATTCTTCAACTTATCTCTTTCTTTCTTGGCACATTCAAGAAGCCTAACAAGCTCATCACTGAATTTTATCTCTCCAACCAAACTTACTTGAGGGTTAACATGAGTTTCAATTGCAGACTCATATACTTTCTTAAGTTCCTCAAGATTGTTTGACATGAGACAATTGTCAAGAATAAGATTTGCATGACAGTTCCTTATGTCCAGTATTGACAGAATAAGATACTCTGGAGTCAGTATGTCCGTAGGGAACATGCCAGGAAGTGTGTTAGACATATACTCCAACACATCATTCAATTCTAAAGTGTAAGTGTTATCTTTCTTTCTACTCATAATTTTTCGTATTACATTTAAAATATAATCAACACAGTCTCCAAGACAAGAGATTTTTAATTTTTTTTATCTAAATGCTTGTTTTTTTAAAACTTTTTTTATATCTTTGCATCACCAAAGAATTTTTTATTAACTTAAAATAACACTTTAGTATGAATAATAAGAGAGAATACAATTTCTTCAGAACTGAAGATGGTAAGAAACTAATTGGTTTCGTACCAGAAGGAATTAGGGAACAGTTCAACACTGAGAGCAAGGAGGCACTAAGGATGCTTCTTGTTTTGGGGCATTTAATTGTACTAGACAGTTTGGGTCGTTTGAAAGAACCTATTACAATTAATGGTAATGGTGATAACAGTATCAAAGGTAATATGACTTTTGGTGCTGCTCCAATGAGGAGAGCATTAAACAACCTTATCAAATATGGTCTGGTAGAAATTCTTAGGAGAACTAACAGTGGTAAAGTTTATAGATTGAATCTCAATCCAGAAGATTTAAGGAAGAAACTTGAAGTTGAAATTGGTATACAAGGTAATGAGAGTAAGGAGCAGGAGCTTGATTTCCACGAGTTCGAAACTCCAGTTACTGATACTGAAGAAATTTCAACAATCTCTGATGATGAACCTATAAACAGTGAGGAAATAAACGATTTCCTAGATATGTTTGAAAAGGAAAATGAATCCCTAAAAGAACAACTAGAGGTTGCAAGAAACACTAATGCTAGATTACTCAGTACAATTGAGGAGGAAAGGAAGAAGCTGCATGATTTGGAGACTAGATACGAATCTGTAATTAGCGAGAATAAAGACCTCAAAAATACACTCAGTTCTATAAAGAAGAGAAAGAAATCTTGGGCTGAAAGATTTGGTTTGAGATAATGTATTGGTAATATCTCACTCTAACGCTAGAGTGAGATATTTTTTTGTCAAAAAACTTGTTTTTTTAACATTTTTTTTATATCTTTGCAAAAAATCGTTAACAATATGAAGATTTTTAGTTTTTATTCAAATGATGTTGACAGGGTGTGGTATCAATCTAGCAACATCAAGTACAGTGAATGTATTGACCATGATAATGAGTTGAAAACCCTTACTGTGGTATTCAATAATGGAACTCAATACAGGTATGACAAAGTCGATGTGAGAGATTATCTTCTCTTCAAGAACGACGAATCTCAAGGAAAAGCACTTAACCAGTTTATTAAGACGAAGGGTTATTCTTACGAGAAACTGGATAATGCTGACCTTGCTACTCTGGACGGTGAACTCAGCTTCAGAATGGAAGGTGGGATATTCATTGACTACGATGGGGAAACCCTAAAGATGAGAGATAACATGGATAAAGTTATCTTCGAGAAAAAGACAAAGGTTAACAAGGAGGTATTAAACGATATGTGTGGCTTGCTTGTTGCTGTTGGAAAGGACATTAAACTAACAACTACTAAGGAATTTGACAATGGAGAAACAGGAGATGATTAGACAGTATGAGAGAGCACTTGAAATGTATGGTGTAACAGCTCAGTTTAAGATGCTTGTTGAAGAGATTGGTGAACTCTTCGCTGCACTTGGAAAATTTGACAGAAGACGTGTTGGAGAAAAAGATGTCATAACTGAAATCGCTGATGCCTCCATAATGGTTGAGCAGATGGCTACACTCTTCGGGTATGAAGAGTTCGAAGCAGAAAAGGAATATAAATTACAAAGGTTAAAAGAAAGATTGGATAAGCATGAAAGAGAACAGCATATCTCAGAGACTCAAGGAGATTAATGAGGAAATAAATGCTCTCTACCAGGAGAAGAGAGCACTGGAAATGGAACAGCAAAGATACTGGGAAGAAATGGGTTGGATAGGACCGATAATTGCTAGAGCTGAAGATGTACCTATAGCGTGGATGGCTGACTCGGAAGATAATTTGGATAATAGATTTGGTGCTTATGGGAATATTGATTAGTTCGTTTCCTGGGTGTGGTAAAAGTTACCTAATGAACACTCATGGAAAAAAGGCAAAGATGCTTGACGCATTTACTCCAGAATTGGTTGGCAACAGAGGAGAAGGTGAATACGACTATAATATATGGGTTGATAATATAATGGGTATTGTTGATGACTATGATATAGTGTTTATACCAGTTGCGGAGAGGCTGCTTGAGGTATTAAACAACAGGAAGATTGATTATGATATTTTCTATCCATCCAAAGATAGAAGAAAAGAGTTCCTGGAGAATATGGTTAGGAAGAGAGCCTTAAGAAATGATATTATGATGCTTGACAGAGATTTTGATAAAATTGTTGATAGAATCGATGAGATAGAGGCAGAGAACTGTTACAAGCATAAGATGGAGGAACAGGGTCATTTTATAGGCAATGATGCTGCAATTATGCAGTATATAAATAACATAGACCAAACACAAGGTAACAATGAGTAGAAACCTATCACTGGAGTGGAAGAATCTACACGAAGCGAGGAAAATAATGAAGCAAATGAAGCGTGAAATGCGTGAGTTAGATTCAATGATGGCTATAGCATGGAAAGAAGTGTGTCAGCCAGCAAATAATTAAGTAAAAAAAGTTAATATACATGAATGATGTAGATAAACAGTACCTCCATTTATTGGAAGAAATAATAAGGTTTGGTGACGAGAGGAATACTAGAGCTGGAGAAGTATTATCATTATTCGGTAAGCAACTTAGATTTGACCTACAAGAAGGATTTCCACTTCTTACCACCAAAAAGGTGTTTACAAAAGGTATTATACATGAGTTGTTATGGTTTTTGCAGAGACCATATAATTCTCACGGAAGTATGAATATCGAATATCTTGTTAGAAACGGAGTTCACATCTGGGATGATGATGCCTATAGATGGTTTAAGAGCGAAATTTCGAATAAGCAAGAAGACATAAGGGATATTGTTGTATGTGTTTCGGATGATGAAAAATTCCCATATAAGAAGCCAAGTTATGAATATTGGATTGAAAGGGATTCAAAGATAAAAGACCAAGATTGGCTTAAGAACATAACAAAAGAGGAATTTTTGGAATTGACACTCCAAAAAGTTGAAATAAAATTTGGTTGGGCTTACTCATACAGATTTGGTGATTTAGGACCAGTTTATGGAAAACAATGGAGGTCATTTGGAAATCTAGAAATTGACCAGATACAGAATATAATAGAAACTCTTAAGACCAATCCTTTTGATAGAAGAATATTATGTATAGCTTTTAATCCAGAACAATTGGATGAAATGGCATTACCACCTTGTCACGTAATGTTCCAGTTTTACGCAAGAAAACTGGATATACACGAGAGACTTAAATTGCTTACAGAAATTAATCCAGGGCATACACTTACTCATGATGAACTTGATGAACTTGGTATACCAAAATATGGTTTGAGTTGTATGTGGACCCAGCGTTCGGTGGATTGTTGTGCAGGACTGCCATTTAATATTGCATCTTATGCACTTTTGACTCATATTATTGCCAAACAGGTAAATATGATTCCAGATGAACTTATTGGAAGTCTTGGAGATTGTCATATTTACAAGAACCATATTGATGGGGCTAAAGAACAACTTAGTAGGGTTGGGTATAACAACCTTCCAACGTTGAAAATAAGAGAGGTTGGGTCTTTAGAGGACTTGACAATTGATGATATACAGATATTGAACTACGAGTGTGACCCGCCAATCAAATTCCAATTGAATGTGGGCTAGTGGTTATAAGGAATCTAGGCAATGTTATCAAGGAATCTTACAAGAAGGGACTGGTTGATGAGAAATTGGTAATGGAGGCTGTTGAATCAGCATTCGGTGGTTCTTGTGAGAAGGCATCCAGACGTGAGGATATATATGACCATGTAGACTTTTGGTGGGACAGCCCACGAAAGGGAAGAATTGGTGTAGATGTCAAGGGTGTCAAGAAGAATAACAGGAGGGATAATAGATATGATGACAAGATTCATTGGTTGGAATTACAGAACGTAAACGGTAATCCTGGCTGGTTGTATGGTAAGGCTGAATACATTGCATTCATGACGTTCAGTAAGATACTGTTCGTAAAGCGTCAGAAACTGCTTTCTTTTGCCCTAGAATGCATTAAAGGGAAGGACGTGGTATACGACACACCAGACAATTGTTACGTCCCCTACAAGCGAAAGAAATGGGGAAGGGATGACCTTTCGTTCAAGGTCAATACCAGTGACTTGGAGAATATTGCAGAATTCTGTATTGATTGTGCTTAAGATACTTGGACGCAAGTATGACTGTAATTAAGGTGCTGATTTTTTCAGCACCTTTTTATATTTATAGGAAATATTGTTTTATAATGATAATACACTTAAACGAAGATATATTCCATAAGCTATTCATTGCAGAAGGTAAACTTACGACACAAGCAAAGAATAGAACATACCAGGTATTGAAAAATGGTAATTCTTGGGTTGCATCTGTAATAGATAATCCATGTACTGAGGATGGTATGGATGGTAGTATAACATATTTTGATTGGGTTTATAAAGAAATTACTAGCCACTGGTGTAGGCAAAACATAAAGCTTACTCCAGTTATCGCCAATATTCTTTTTAATGAACTTGGTTTTATGGGAATTAATCCACAAGCTGATAAAATAGCAATGTTTGGTAAAATTGTTCCTTTATTCGAATCAGACCCTAAACTCGGCTCTTTACCTTGGAATGAAGCTATTAAGTATACATATAATGACCTATACAATTATTTTATGCCACAGATAGAGCAAAAAGAACAGGAAACTACTGATAAAATAAATAATGAAACGTATGGTCAAAGCGATTATGATATAATGCATTTAAAAAATTATGAATTGGCAACAAGGTTTTCTGATTATACAGGTGGATATATGGCAGAGGGTCATAAAATATGCTATACAACATCACGAAATACATGGAATAATTTTACAAATAATGGGGAATATAATGTGTATGTGTGCCTTAAGCATGGTTTTGAAAGTGTTAAACCAAAACCAGGAGAAGATGCCCCATTTGATGAATATGGTTTATCTATGATTTTTGTTATTGTTGACACTAAAGGGAAATTAACAACATCTAATGTAAGATGGAATCATGCGTATGTTGAACAATGGAATAGAAATCATAGAAATGAGCCAGCTAGAAAGGTTGATAGTATATTGGATGAATATGAAATTTCTAAAATAATAAATCGTAATTTTAAAGAAACATTTACTGGAAAATATAATTTAGGATTAAAAGAGCTGGAAGAAAAAATAAAAACAGCAGATGATTTTTGGAGTATTAGCGCATATTTTGATTTGGATTTTAATATTGGTAAAGGATTTTATCTTGTTAAATATGATGATAATTTTAATGTAGTTGATTTTAATAACAGAAAATTTGTATTTAAAGATTGGTATGATGAGATTACTTCAATACGTAATGGTATTGTAAACATTACTGATATGGGAGTTAGTATGTTGTTTGATGTGTTCGATTCAAGGGAAATTACTAGACGAGTTACTGGAATAAAATTTGTTAATGTTATGGAATCTGGTGCAGTCGTTATGTATATTAATGATGAATCTAAATTGAAATATCTTTATAATCTTGAAAATGAAATGATTATAAGAAATGAACCATACAAGTCTGTTGAAGCTATATTTAATGGTCTAGCATATGTTAAATGTACAAATGATTTCTATTCTATAATCAATATGGAAACTGGAGAGGCTTTGTGGCACGAATACTATCAGAAGCTGTACTTTGTTGGTAATGATTGGGTGATACTTCAAAACCTTGATAGGCAATACTACATCTTTAACAATAGGACAAGAACACTCTTGAATGAAAACGGATATGACGAAATATGTTATGATAAGAAAAAATTGGCAAACGAACTGTTGTTCGATAAACTAGGCTCAAGATATTCGCCTGGTAGGTATGTACTGGTAAAAATAGGTGGATTATATTATGCCCAGTTTGAGCATGGCGAATTGCGTAGTATATCAAGTCCAGATGTCTGTGGGTATGATGAACATGAAAAGTACGAGGAAATGGCTAAAGAGCTGGATGACTTTATGCATAATGCCCCTTATCCTTTCGGTCATAAGAACTACATGGAGGGACTATATGATTTCTATGTCAACAGAAAAGAAACGGACGGACTTCTTGAGATAGCTGAAGACTACGTAAAAGTCAATGGAAAATCAATCCTGGAGAGAGATAGAATGAACTTCGATGCTTTTGAACCAGAAGAGGAGTTAGATAAACTAACATACAAATATATGGAAGCTGCTAGGATGTTAGCTATTGACTATCATTATGTGTTTGACGAAATGAGGAGTGAAGATGAATATGAGGGCGAACAGCAATAAAGGTATCATAAACTTGATACCTTTTTTTATTGACTGATATTTATAGAGAAATAACTTAATTAATTATATTTTGATATGAAAACTAATATGTTAGACTACATGTACGAGGGTTATGGATATGATATGGACAACCAGCTCCTTTATGTTGATGTTGAGAATTACGAAGAGGCTCTTACAGAGGAATCAAAGATGTCAACTGCTGGTATGGAGACCCTTACCCACCAGGGAATTGTAGGACACGAGCCACAGCTTGAGGTTGAGAAGGCTAGAAAGTATTCAGAAGTTGGACAGTTCATTTCTGAGAATGGTGCTAACTATACAGACCTTAGACAGGGTGTTTGCGCTTGCAATCCTAACGGTTCTACAAATCCATAATTATTTTTTATATTGTTTTGAATGGGAAAGACTATTAGATTTAACGAGAACAGTTTAATAGCATTGAAAAATGAATTAAACGAAATTATGGCTGGCAGTAACGATATTGTCAGCCATAACGACGTTACTGTTAAGTTATATCATGGGACTGACATACTGGCTCTTGTTAACATATTAAAAACAAACAGGGTATGTGCAGGCGAGGGCAGACAGCATGGTGAAACTCATGGTATAAATTGGTTTTCGTTAGAAAATGATGGTAGCTTTAATAGAGGTGCTTGTTTCTCAATAGAAGTACCTAAATCTGACTTGGGTAAAGAATTCCAAGTAATGAATAGTGTTCACGTAACATCAAGAAATTCATGCCTTGATATATCTGGGTATAGTCCTAAGGTGGAATATTTCTGTGGACATACTAGAGAAGGTCTTAATAACTGTTATAGAATACTCACTGAAAAGGGTGAGAGATACCCTATCGAATGGATGAGGGATGAGATTTTCTATAACTGGTGTGAAAGGTCTGGTAACGAAGATACATATATGAGTGTTAGAGACCAGGATTTTGGGGTTATAATGGCTAACGTTCTTGGTGAGGATGCTGTTCGTAGGGAAGGCTTTATTAATGAAGCAGCACCAGAGGTTGACAAATTCTCAATTGGTGCTGAGAGCAGTGACCCTCCTGTTGGTGGAAACTATTATCACGAGGGTACTGTGGAAGAATCATACGGCAACAGGATTGCAAACATCGATATGTCTGAAGTAGGTGAAGTGAAGTGTGATGAATGGACATACGATGAAGAGGAATACCAGGAATGGCTTGCTGACAATGAGATACCAGATACGCCAGAGAATAAGATGGCTTATATAGAAGATTTCAACGTAGAGTTTGAGATAACTTACCTTGATAATCAGACCTACCATACTATGGGTGGAGATTGGGCTTACTATGATGACCTTGAAGAAGTATTCGGAGAGAAAATTGCAAAGAGGATTGAGGCTGATATGCTTAAGTACGGACAGTCTAAGTTCGATACAACTGAATTGTATTCAGACTCGTCCTATGATATAAACAACCCACAGGAGCTTAACGATATTGCCATGAAACTTCTACCTCATGGCGAGTATTTTAAGGACTGTAGAGGGTTCGTATTAAGTAATGGTGTCGTTCTGTATACTGAAGGTGAACACAACGATGTGCAGAGAATACCTGGTATACATGATAAATTTCAGTTTGTTGAACTTGGTAATATAAGAGTGTTAGAGAGGTCAATAGATATTGGTGCAGAACCTACATGGGAACAGGAAAGGGTATTGAGACAAATAGTGTCATCTTATGAAGGTGAGAAGTTCTACGTTGACATATTCCATGATGGAGGAGAAATAAGTGCTTTCTATCCATCAGCAGATTATCGTTATGTACTTGGAGAAATAGATAGATTCTACTCTGAGGGTATAAAGCCACAGGGAGGTTTCGCATATGAGTCAAAAAAGTCTATGAAGACGATTAATGAAATATCAAAGGCAAGTAACAAAGAGATATATTCTGAAGCATTCAAGAGTTGGTTCGGAGACTGGGAAAATGTAGATGCTGATGACTTTTGGTACAATGAGGATGTTAGTAAAGTTGTTGACGAAAATAGGATGCCTGGAATTGTCAAACATGGAACACCAAACAAGTTTGATACATTTGACAGTAAGATGATAGGCACAAGTACTGACCCAGGATGGTTAGGAACTGGCTTTTATTTCTATGGTGATAATGATATATATGCTGGGCAGTATGCTGGAAGAAATGGTGTTGTGATGGAGTGCTATTTAAATATAAGAAATCCATATATAGCAACGGGAGAAGACATGGATAAATTGTCTGAGGCTAATTCAAAGGAAGCATCAGATGAATTTAGGGAATATCTTGAATCAGAGGGATATGATGGAGTGTATTATAATGGAGACTTAAATGAGGAATGGGTTGCTTTCTATCCAGAACAAATTAAGAAAGTTGGTTCTTTTGTAGTTAATGAGAATCTTGAACCAGAAGTTTCCTCATCAGAGGTTGACCTGTCTTCATTCAAGAAACGTGACACCCTCCCTCCTAAGATATGGAAGGATGAGGAAACACTAAATTCTAGAGTTAGGTTAAAATTACTTGACATTGCTGATGATTTCTGGGAGTTTGTAAATCTCACCTGGGTTGAACCTAAGGGTATAATAATTACTGGCTCTATATGTAATTTCAATTGGTCTAAGTTCTCTGACATTGACCTTCATCTTATAGTAGATTTTAATGAAATTGACAGTAAGACTGAATTTGTTAGACAATATCTAGACTCGAAGAAGAATGAGTGGAACAATGAACATGAGGGGCTTAAGATAATGGGTTTCCCTGTTGAGTTGTATGTGCAGAATATTGGAGAGAATCCAGAGGCTGGGGGAATATATGACCTTGAGGAAAATGTGTGGATTAGAAAGCCTAACCCACATAGTATAAAGAATATTGGCCTTAATAAGTTCAATATAAAGGATAAGGCGGCTGAGATAATGACAATTATTGATGATATGTGTGATGCATTATCATCAACTAATGATGAATATGAAGTAAGTAAGATTGGTGAGGATGCTCATTACCTATGGGATAAGGTAAAGGATTTAAGAAAGAAGAGCCTCACAAAGCGTGGAGAAAACGGTGCGGGAAATATAGTGTATAAGGTACTTAGAAGAACTGGTTACCTTGATAAACTATTTAAGTTATTCTCAGCGTCATATGATAAGTCAAACTCTATAACAGAATCTAAAGAACCACTAAATGAGTTTCTTGATAATAACTATGGTATGCCATTGTACAAATATTTCCAATGGGCTGAGAAAGCTTCAGACAGAGATAAAGTAGAAGATTTAATTCGTCATTGCCCATATATACTTGAGAAATTTTCTGAAGATGTGTCTGGATACTATGATGATATTGATGAACTTTGTGATGAACTTAGTAGTGATTATAATTTGGCATATGATGATGATTTTCTGAATAAACTTATAAATGCTTTAGAAAGGAATAAATTATTTAACAAATTGCTTGATAATGCACATAACTATGTTCATTATTCAGACCTTCCATCATGGATGATAATGGATTTCATCAGATTGGTTAAAAATGAATGGTGTATACATTTCACAAGTAATGCATATAGTGTTGCACAGAAAGGTTTCACTGGTGGGACACCAGATGTTGAAGATTTAGCATATACTAGTTTTGGTAAACAGAAGCTTTATCCTGGATATGATTTTGCCTTCCTAATTGGTGACAGAAGTGTGGATTTTAATGGTTATGGTAACGAAGCTGTAATATTTAGAGCAAGCGGTGTATTATTAAGGCATCATGGTGATGAACAAGACCAAGTTGTATTCTGGGGTCCAAGCATAAAAGAAATGATATCCATAGAGAAAGAACAATATTCTCATTATTGGAATATAATAGGGGCAAATGGAGAAGTTTTAAAAACTGGAAAACCTAGTGAACTTGCATATTGGGCAACAGAGAATCTTCCACAATATAGAAATCAGATAGTGGCTGGAAAAAGTGGGTTTAAACCTTGGGGATTCAGCAGACCGAAGTTTGATAATGAATTCATTAAACACCCATTTAAAAACGAATCCATTAAAAAATATTTAACACTCATCAAGGAGGAATTCGCAATGGATGGTTCATCTGAAGGTAATCCTTATGAGAAGAGGTGGAAAGCTGAAAGAGAAGCTTTGAAAAACTTTGTTGCCAACTATGGTAAACTGATGCAGTCGAAAGAAGACAATAAGCAGGGTAGATTGTATAAGGTTTATTATGATGAAACAATGTCTAATCTTATAGGATACAATTATTGCATCTGTGTGCAGTGGGATGAATTAACAATGAAACCTAAGAGTACGGTCTATATTAGAGCACTTGATAAGTTTACTCCATTTATAAGGAGAAATTTGCAATATGATGATAGAGGCTTCGATAATCAAAGGGGTACTTATGACGATATAAGACCATAAATTACTGATTTTTTACTAATACGAAATATTTATATTTAAAATAAGTTGAAAAATTAATATATTAATTATGAATAAAGTAAACACTAACGACACTCTTAACAGAATGAAGTCATTAATGAATTACGGACTTCAGACTGAGAGTAAAAAAGCACCATACAGTGCGGTTGAGTACCAGAGGGTTGGTGCTGATGGAAAGGTTTATGGTATTGTACGTGAGGGTACTAAGTATTACATAAAGTCTGCTCCTAACAAGCAAAACCTTATCAAAGAAGACTTTAGCTACATTGGTGGTTTTAGAAACAGAAAGGACAATGAGTACACCAGCTATGCTAATGCTCAGAAAAACTTTGACATGAAGATGATGTCTCTTAAGGAGGCTTACAACAATCCTACCTTCAATGTTGAGTCTTGGGACTTGAACAAAAAGGAAATGGTTGTTACTGAGGCTTCTGATAAGATGAAGGGTGAGATTCTTCGTGAGCGTCAGATTATGAAGAATGCCATGAATATCATGGAGAAGAAAGGCGCAATCTGCTGCGACGGACAGGAAGGTTTTAAGGATAATATCAAGAAAGAAACCCCAAAGACTGGAGATGCAAAGGATGCACCAGACGGATTCACTGAAGAACCAGCAGAGGAGTTCAAGGCTAAGGAGAATATCAAGGAAGAAGAGGTTCTTGGTTGGAACAGAAAGAGTCCAGACTATATGGACAAGTCTCATGGAACTGAAATCGGTGATAGCGCACCATTCGATGATGCTGAGGCACGTAACATCGATGACCAGGATAAGAAGGTAACTAAGACTGGCGAAATGAAGAACGGTGTTGTTGAGAATCATGGTACTTCAATGCACGATACAGATGACCAGAACAAGCCAGCTGTAGGTGTTGGTGAAGGTCCTTCAGATGATAACAACAAGCCTTTCGATGATGAGAAGGGTAAACAGATTGACGAGGCTATTGACGGTATCGAAGGAGACGTTGATGATGTTGAAGGCGAGGGAGAACCTGTAGGTGATGAGCCAATGGGTGATGACCTTGGTGGGGACGAGCCAATTGGTGATGACCTTGGTGCAGAAGGTGACGAGCTTGGTGACGATATGGGTGATGACCTTGGAGACGAGGGTGACGAATTTGGTGATGACGAATTCGGTGGTGAGGATGACCTTGAACAGCGTATCAGTGCAATGGAGGACATTCTTTCACAGATTGCTTCAAAGCTTGGAATCGAGACTCCAGCAGTGGACGCTGATGCATATGGTGATGATGAACTTTTCGATGGAGAGGGTGATGACCTTGGTGGTGATGAACTTGGTGCAGAAGGTGACGAATTTGGTGATGATAAATTCGGTGGTGATGACCTTGGCGGTGAGGGAGAAGTAGAACCAGAAGATGACATCGAGGACGGACTTGACAGAGAGTGCGGAATGAATCCTGGTGCAGGTATGACTTACGAGTCAAGAAACAACGAGGGAATCCAGATTTTCGAGACAGCAGCTTATAGGAGAGCTATGGGCAAGCAGAGAATGAATGAAGAGGGTATGACCCCTTTTAAGGACGCTGGTCGTGTTCCACAGGGAAACATGAACAAGCTTGATGACTTCGGAAAGCACCCAGCATATCAGAAGGTTGTTATGGACCTTCCTCCAAAGGATATGAAGGAGTTCCCAGGCAACTACGATATGAATGATGATTCTGTTAAGAATGATACACCTTATGGTGAGAAGATTGGTGATGGCGCACCATTTGAGATTGACCCAGAGGCAATCGACAATGCAATCGCTGAAGCTTTCGACCGTTTAAAAAAAAAATCTAACGGAAAGTAATAGACCAACAAAATTAAGAATACCTAACAGTGCACCACTTGGAGGTGACATGGATGGCATGGGTGGTTTAGATAATGCTCCAATGCCTCCAGTGGACGCTGACCCAGGTATGCCTATGGATGGAGAAACACCTCCACCCCCACCTCCAGCTCCAGAAACAGACCCAATTGCAGGAGGACCTGATGATGACCCGCTTGCAGGAGACCCAAACGCATTGAGTGCAGGAGACCCAAATGCAGCAGGTGGAGATATTTCACAGAAGTATCAACAATTGTCACCAGACCAGCAGAAAGCAGCTGACAAGTATGTTGACAGTATGCTTAACACTGAGTCAATTGATAGGATAAGGAGAGCCATAGACGAGACTTTTTCAACCATACTGGATGATACCCAGGAAGGTACTGAAAGACCTCAGAAAGAGCTTGGGAGTGATGTTAAAGGTAATTTAAATAATCCATATACACCTGGAATATAAAATAAAAAGGGGATACTGCTTGCAGTGTCCCTTTTTCATTGTCTTATATATTTATATTAAAATTAATCTTATGAAAGTATACGTTAAAAAAGATAAGATGTTGAAGCTTCTTGGCGAAGGTAAGGTATTTTCCAAGAAGGATTTGGTATTAAAGGAATCTGGGGTCAGTGGTTTTGAGAGGAGTGCTGCAAATGTAAGTGCTGCTGCACGTGATGCTGCAACAAAACTGGCTGCAAACGGAAACCTAACTGATGTTACTGGTAGTGCAGATGATATTACATTAGGAAATGGTAATTCAGCAAATGGTGTGTCACAAGACCCTGTTATAACAACAGACGTTAAGAGTCCACAGTCAATACAGCAAACGCAGAACATACTGAACAGAATGAATCCTACAGAAAAGTCTAACCTTGATGTTAAGTTCGTTGACGGAACAAAACAGAGAAACGGTGCAATGGAGAACTCATCGGTTGCTTCAAAGAAAACTATGGATGAAATGAGGGAGAACTCAATACCATTTACAAAGTCAGAGCTTACAGAATTTTTGAAAAGTATTTAATGAAGAAGATATACATAAGAGAGGGACAATTGAGTAAACAACTTCTTTTACCAGATTTCTTGTTTAAGGCGGTAAAAGACCATCAGACTTCACTTGGGGACAATCCAGCGTTTCCAGGTGAGGATGATTATCCTTTTGATTATGTCATATTGAAAGAGAGATACAACGATGTATGCCTCGCAATGAAGGATGTTGGTATAGAGATTACTGACACTGACAGTCTTACTTCTTTACTAAGTTCACTTGTCACAAGGTGCAAGGAACTGGAGAAACCTGTTAGGGATTCACTAGAGAAGATATGCGAGAATGCAGTAAATAAGATGTTTGCCATTCCAGAGGGTGCTATTAACCTAAAGTGTAAACTTGTGGATAAGGTTAAGTTCAAGACATCCATAGGGGTTACACCAGAGGATTCCAATGAGACGAAGTATCAGTTTAAGGATATTGATGAAAAGGAACTCTCCAAGAAGGCTATAGCTAAGAGAAGATTTATTAACTCACTTATCATGGGTGCTTCAAAGGGTTATTCTTCAAGCAAACTATTCTACGAATCTGACATTGCGAAGATTAACCAGGAACTTCCACAATTATATGACCAAATTATGACAATCAATGAATACCTCTTGTTTACAACTCAAGAAGTATTGGAAGACGAAAACCCTAAGCAGGGGTCATATGTAGAGGTACACCTTGGTACTAATGGAGGTAAATCAAACATAGAAGCGCAGGGTGTCATATTCCCATTGTTACTACATGATACTGTAAAGGGATTATTTGAACTTTTCTCTGTATATGGACTCCCAAAAGATAAACAGAAAGCTCAATACGTAATAAGAAAGTCTGACTTCATACTTGCAGAACCTTGGGATATGAGGCTTGGCGTGAAAATGTGGGATATGATATTTGGAGGTATTGGTGATAGTAACATTGTACCTTACGTATTCATGGAATTAATATCACTACCTGGTGATGAGTTTAATATAGCCATGAGGGAGATACTTTCTGGAACACAGAAGGGAGAACAGATTATGAAAGATATGCTTGAGAAAGCAACATATAATTCTGGATACCAAGAGTTTAAGAACAGGATTAATGTAAGAAATGTAGATAAATCAGTAATTGCAGATAGTTACTTTACAGCAGCGGAGCTTGATGGTTTCGAGCTTGACGGTGATGAAAATGATGATGATGTAATTACAGAAGAACCAGAGTAGCCAAATTGGTTACTCTTTTTTTGTCCTAATATTTATATATGAAATTTGATATTTTTTAATGTTAATGCTATATTTATTAAAATTTAAAAAGTTACAATTATGATATACGACAGACAGGAAATGGCCATAGATTATGCAACTTGTTACGCTGACAAGTCCAGAATCACATTCATAGAGAAATATTTTAGTACATTCAATGCTATAAAGGGTAAGAAAACACAGTTTCACTGTTTTCCAAGACAGAGAGCGTTCTTGAAAGCCCTTTCGGAGAATAGAAATGTAGTAGCTGTTAAGCCAAGACAGTGTGGTATCACAACCCTATCAAGTGCTTGGGCAGCAGCCCAGTGTGCATTTGCCCCAAAGGATGCGCCAGAAACAATCCTGTGTATCGCAAACAAACTTGAGCAGGCACAGGAAATTATTATCAAGGTTAGGGATTTTCTTGAACAAGTACCAAGGTGGTATTGGGGTGACGAATATTTTTCTCCAGACCCTAATTCCGATAAAAACATCACATCAATTTTCTTGAAAGATGCAAAGGGTGAGTTGAAACTGTTTAACGGTTGCAGGGTTATAGCACGTGCATCAGGTCCTAATGCATCTCGTGGTATCTCGGCTGTATCTGTATTGATTCTTGACGAGGCTGCATTCATTGAAGAAGGTGTGGCTGCATTTACCACAGCTGCTGCTACAATGGCTTCTAACCCTAATTCTAAGACCGTCATGGTGTCAACGCCTAACGGTAAGGATGAGTTGTACTACAACACCTATAGACAGGCTCTGAGCCACGAAAACAACTTTGTGGCAGTACAGTTCAGATGGTATCAAGACCCACGTTTCAACAAGTACCTTGTATGGAAGAAGAAGAACGAGGAGACTGGTGAGTGGATGTTCGACCAAGACCCAATTGTTGACGAGGAAGGTGGAATCAAGTACGACGAGGAAAGATGGGCTAGACTTGAGCACGACGGATGGACACCAGACGCTCCTTGGTATGATGAAATGTGCAAACAGTTCAACAACGACTCCATGAAGATTGCACAGGAGCTTGATGTGTCGTTCATGGGTTCTTCTGATAACGTTATCGCACCAGAGTACATTGAAATGCAGGATAAGCTTAATGTAAGAGAGCCGCTTGATGATTTCAAAGACCCACTGGTAGAAGAGACATGGTTCTGGAAGCAGCCGATTGAGGGACACAGGTATATATGTGCTGTTGACCCTTCTAGGGGTACAGCAGCCGATAGAACAGCCATAGAGATTATCGATATGGACGGTAGGGATGAGAATGGTATGCCTATCATTGAACAGGTTGCTGAATATGTTGGAAAGAGACTTGGTGACGATATAGGTGCTATTGCTTATCAGTATGCTACAATGTATAACGACGCTTTCGTTGTCGTAGATGCTACTGGAGGACAGGGTGATGCCTGTATCATTACGATGCTTCAAATGGGCTACAAGAACATGTACTATGAGGATATGAATCAGAAGACGTATATGTTGCAGAGGGCTACGAAAGTTTATGACAGCTATACAGATAAGCTTCCTGGTTTCCACTTCCAGGGTAACAGATATCCAGTATTGGCTAACTTCGCTGGATTGGTTAGAAACAATGAGTTCAAGATTAGGTCTGCAAGGGTTATTAATGAGCTTGACACCTGGATATTCAAGGGTGACAATGCGAGGATGGACCATATGGATGGTGCTCATGATGATACGATTACGTCTCTTGCTATGGGACTATTCGTCATGCAGTACTCATTCAACAGGTTGCTTAACACCGTTAAGAAGGATAAGGCAATACTTAGTTCATACATGATGACTAACTCATTCCACGTAAGTAAGCCTAAGATGGAGAATGGAAGAAGCATAGCACCAGGTGTTGGTCTACCATTCTATAAGCAGGATAAGATGAAGAACAATTACAGCAGTATGCAATATGGAAACTGTATGTGGTTGTTTGGCGGCTATAAGTAATGTTTAGTAGCGTTAAATAAGTGTAATTTAATATTTATATTTATATAGAATTATCTTATATTTTAATAAACAATAATATAATGGCTAAGAAGAAACCTACAGTCTTTCAAGCCCTTGACAGGGCAATTACTGGTAACTGGAAATCACCAACTGATGCTATTGCGCCACACGTTAATTCGTATGACCTATCAGAGCCTAAGGGTAAGGTGCTTTACACTACCGATAACAAGGAAGATTATTTACAGAAAAAGCTGGAGCTTCAGCAGGATAAGTTTCTCAAGGAAAGATGGGTTAAGGCTAACGTTAACCTGTCAGTTTCAGCATATGCAGGCTTAAATAATGTTAAGCTGATGTATCGTGATGCTGAGCTGATGGACGCATTCCCAGAGATAGGTGCTGCACTTGACATTGTGTCGGAGGAGAGTACCATCGTGAATGATAAGGGAATGGTGGTTAACGTATACTCTAAGTCAGACAGAATACGTAACATTCTTGAGGATTTGTTCGTCAACAGGCTTAACATACAGCTTACGGGACAGATGATTATCCGTGCTATGTGTAAGTACGGAAACCAGTTTATGTTGCTGGATATTGACCACAAGAACGGTATCAAGGGATGGAAACAAATGCCAGTATTCAATGTGGAGAGAATCGAGAATGGTATACAGAACCCATACGGACAGGCTATGTCAATAGCTGTCAACAATGTGGTATTGAAGGACAACGACCTGTCAACACAGTTCGTTTGGATTGACGACAACCAGTCACAGATTCCATTTAGGGACTGGCAGGTTGCACACTTCAGACTCCTTACCAACTCACTCTATCTGCCTTACGGTGTTAGCTACTTGAATGCTGCGCGTAGACACTGGAGAATGCTGTCACTTATGGAAGATATGATGCTTATTTATCGTCTTGAGCGTTCAATTGAAAGACGTGTGTACAAGATATTCGTTGGAGCTATCGACGATGCCGATGTACCAGCATACATAGAGCAGATTGCAAATGAGTTTAAGAGAACCCCAATCATCGACCCAATCACGGGACAGGTTGACTTGAGAAAGAACATCCTGTCAGTTGACCAGGATATATTTATACCAGTGCGTGATGAGAACGCTCCTACGCCTATTGACACGCTTTCTGCTGCACAGAACATGACAGCCCTTGATGACATCAAGTTCGTACAGAATAAGGTGCTCACAGCCCTTAGAATACCTAGGTCGTTCTTGAACTTTGACGAGGCTGCTGGAGAGGGTAAGAACCTTGCACTTATGGACATAAGGTTTACAAGGACAGTCAACAGGATACAGCAGGCATTCTTGATGGAGCTTACAAAGGTTGCAACAATCCATTTGTTCTTGCTTGGCTTCGACGATGAGTTGACCAACTTCACATTGTCAATGAACAACCCATCAACACAGGCAGAACAGCTTGAGATTGAGAACATGCAGAAAAAGATTGATGCAGTTAGGGATGCGGTTTCAGACCCAGGTAACGGTCTACCAGTAATGTCACAGACTCGTGCATTGAAGCAGATTATGAAATGGTCTGACAAGGAAATCAAGGAGAACCTTGAGGAGATACGTCTTGAGAAGGGTATTGCTGCTGAACTTGAGAAGACAGCACAGATTATTAAGAAGACTGGTATCTTCGATACGGTTGATAGAATCTATGGTGAGCCAGGAGCAGAGTACATGGACGACCAGCAAGGCGGTATGCCAGGAGCAGATGGCGGTGCTGGTGGAGGAGGAGGTATGGGAGCACCACCACCTCCAGCAGCTGACTTCGGAAGTGAAATGGATGCAATGGGAGCACCTGGAGCTGATGATAGTGGAGACCTAGCAGGACAGGAAGGCTCAATGCCTACTGCTGACATGACACCAGACCAGACAGGACAGGCAAATGAAAGTACCAGAAGGAATAAGAAGATAATTAATGAGCAGTCTAACTTATTTGAACAGTATCTTTCTTCACTGACTGGGCATACCCATTCACCTAAGGAGACGAAGTATGAGAGGGCTAAGGTATATGATAGTGAGTCACTACTTGTAAATGAGGAGTTCGACAACATGATTAATGCCCTTGGAAAGTTTGTTGACGATAAGGATGCAGAGGATGAGATATAAAAAGTAAAAAGCGTGATGCGGATGTCACGCTTTTTATGTTTGGAAAATATTTATAAAGAAAATGTAATGATATGAACAAGAAATATAAGGAAGAGTTTACAAACTATATAAACATCATCGCAGAGGCATGTGATAGGGAGAATTACGATGCCTTTGATGCCGCTGTGGAGATGCTTAAAGAAGCGATAAAAGAGCGTAGACAAGAGAAGGAACTTGAGAAGCAGCTTGATACCACCAACTTCGGTGTACTCAATCACATTTTTGAGAGCAGGTTGCCAGAGTTGTTCAAGACCAATAAGGCTGCTGTTAGGAAGGTCATGAAGCTTATTAAGGAAGACCAAAACCTTTCATCTGAGTTTAGCTTCTACGATACCATAAGAAAATATAAGGGCAAGATAACTGAGACAATTGACCCAGTTACACTATTGGGTAAGTTCAATGAGACAGCTGAGACATATAAGTTTATTGACAAGGATACAATCATAGAGTCAAATAAGAAGTTTAGGAAAGTATTGAAAGAAAACAACATCATGCCTACTGAGTTCCTTACGGAGGAAGAGAAAAAGCTCTATGACGCTGGTCATATTATACTTACCAGAAAGAAGAACCTTAATAATGTGGTTGCATTGACTGAGAGCCTTAATTCTCTTTCAAACTACATGGAGGCTCATAAGAACGACGTTGTTAAGGAAACTGTTGACCCAAGTCAGCTTATTAGGGAGTTTGAGGAGAAGTTGAAGGATACCCTTACAGAGTCTGAAATGTCCTTTGTACAGCAGATTACGAACTGGAGAAGCCCACTTGCTGAGCAGAGGAAGGAGAAACTTTTCAACAAGTTCAAGAATGAGTGCATTGACAAGGTTAATGATATGCTCAAGGAGGACGAAGGCAACGTTGAGTTGGAGGCTCTTAAGAAACAGCTTGAGGAACAGAAATTCAACAAGGAATCAATAGTGAAGGATATAGCGAAATTACTTGAAATAAGGGACATACTCCTGGATAAATAAAATATACAATTATGGCAAAACGAATTATAAAACTTACAGAGAAAGACCTTCGTAACATTGTGAAGGAATCAGCACAGAAGATATTGAGGGAAGGACAGATGGGGACTGCAACAGAAGACCTTAAGCAGGCAAAAGCCTTTCTTAATGACATTATGAACAGTGGTTTTATACCATTCGCATCACCTTCACCTTCATCAACTGAAAAGGCATTGGCTGATGCAATAATAGAGGCTGCAAGATTAATTGATAAATCACTTTATCTTTGTGGACAGCTTGGATATGATTCTGTTAATAGAACCCTTGGGAATGACCCAAATGTAACAATAGCATAACAAAAAATAATGGAGGTAGATTCGAATCTATCTCCATTTTTATGTCTTAAAATTTGGAATTGTCATTTTTTTTTATATATCTTTGTAGATATTTATAGGATAATATGCTTTTTAATATGAAAAAGGGATTAGTTTGTATGCTTATGGGTACACTCCTATTAACAGGGTGTATGAAGCATGAATTCACTAGTGAAAGTAATGTCACAAGTGAACAGATTAAAGAAAACGTTAAGAAGGTTTTCGGAGTTGAGTTTGACGCTAACCATGACTGGTGTACAACCAAGTCTGGTGTGGCTGTAATCAATGGAATACCAGCTGGGACTGAGAAGGTACAGCTGTTGGTATACGTTGCTGAGAATGATACAACGACATCACTTCTCACGCTTAACGAGGCTGAGGTTAAGGGGCAGGCAAGTATATCGCTCTCATACGACATACCAGTTGACAACCTGGGAATGTTCGTCTCATTTATTTCAAATGGTTCATGTATCACTAAAAAGTTAGGTGAGGTCGGTGAGGCAAGAACAAGGGCATTATCAAACGAATACACAATGCCAGGTGGCACACCTTTAATTGGTTCTACAGTAGAGTCATACGCAAGCCAGCGTGGTTGGATTCCAGGACAGGTTCTTTACGACCCAGATGGGACACCATCTATTGCAGCTTCTGACTATAGCGATGCATTTAAGGCAGTATTCAGAAGTATCATATTCTCTTATTTCAAGAACGGAAGACAGTACAACAACCTTCCACTTATTGAGGCTAGTGGATATTTCAATGCATCTGTGTATCCTATCACAACAGGTAAAGACCCTATTGTTGTATGTCCTGTATATAAGAGTGATAAGGCAACGAAGTATGGTAACGAGATATGGAACTCAGACCTTTATTACTATTACTTCAAGGAGTCAGACCTTGCAGGACAGGATGAGGTGGCATTCCTTAATAGCCTCCCTAAGTACAAGCTGTTATCATTCTGCAACCACTTCGGAGAGACTGAGGATGACGTTATTAGCAAACGTGCTGCCTATCCATTGATATATTGGGGTGATGGAGAGCCATCAATAGGTACTACTGGTTCTTATGTATTCCCAGAGGGTTATAAGATTGGCTTCATGGTACGTGCTAAGACTACGGCTGATGGTAAGAAGAAACAGGGAGAACTCTATGGTGATGGTAGGTTGAATAGCAATATCAACAGCTTTGGGAATTTTAAAAGTTCAAACCTTGGAAGCGATGGTCCTCGTATGGGCTGGATAACAGTCAACACCAGGATGTATGCATGTGTTGAGTCTGGAACGGACAGTGACTTTAACGACATCATCCTTGAGGTTGAGGGTGGTGTTGAGCCAATCATATTTATACCAGAGTTCGAGAACAATGTCTATACATATTGCTTCGAGGACACTGAGCTTGGTGATTACGACATGAACGATGTGGTTATCAAGGCTAACAGAATTGACGAGACAACCATCGAGTACTCAGTCGTTGCGTGTGGTGCTTATGATGAGCTTAGGATAATGAATATAAATGGAACTAAGATTAACAGTAACATAGAGGTACACGCTATGTTCGGAGTGACTGGTGGATATGTCAACACACAGGCTGGTGAGCGGCTAATAGACCCAGTGACAGATAGGGTGAAGGTTGCAAAGGCATTCAGTTTCTTGGACAAGGACACTCAGCCATACATTGTTGACTTGACAACTGGAAATGTAGTAAAGCTTTCTGAAGTTGGAGAAGACCCTCATGGTATAATGATTCCATACGATTTCAAGTACCCACTTGAGAAGGTATGCATCAAGAACGCTTACTCAGAGTTTAACAACTGGGGACAGAATAGGATTACAAGCACATATTGGTATATGTCACCTAACAGTGGATATGTGTTCCCATACTAAAATAAAATGCAGTCAGTGATGGCTGCATTTTTTATTTCTGTATATCTCTTGTTTTTCCAACTTTTTTTGTTATATTTTATATGCAAAAAAAAATATAACATGAAGAAATTAAGGAAAGAGTATAAGTTAGATGTATGTAACCACATTGTTTTAAAATACGGAACGGTTAATAGGGACAACCCACAGGTTATATACATTTCTGGAAAATGTTGGGTTTGTCCTCTACACCAAATGGATTATCCAAAGGTGGTATCAAATATCGAGAAAGATATGAGAAAGAACATCAAGAACATCATGACTGATGGTGTCAATTTTGACAAGAAGTTTATACTGGATTTTGATGTAAATTCTGAGAGGTTATCACCATCGCACAAGATGTTCCTGTCGTTTGATTTCTACTTGAGGCAGAGCGAGAAGAACAAGAAGGAGCTTGCATCACTCCAGCCGTTATTGAGGGGAAAGGTGAGTACAATATCGAATAATCTGGTGTATTCCTTTAGAGAAAACGATTTTCAGATAGAAAAGAGGAAGTAATGATATATTTATATTAAAATAAGAAGATTATGAGCAAGATTGTAAATATATCAGAAGAGAAGTTCAGAAAGGCATTAAGAGAGATTGTGGCTGGTGAATATGCCGACAGTCCTCAAGACCCATTTGCCTCACAGAAAGAGGATGATAACCACGATGAAGGACTTGTGGGAAAAATGGATTATGAAACTTTTGATAAACAACTGCCAGGCGCAGCTGACTTTCCAATACAATAAAAAGCGAGACGTTTGTCTCGCTTTTTTTTTTGCTACGAATTCAAAATATTTTTTATTTTTTCTATTTTTTCATTAAGTTTTGGTTTATCTATCTTTGTTTCATCTGATTCAACCCAAGCTCTTATACCTTCTTCTCCATTAAGAGAAATATATGCATTCGGTGTAGAAGGCTCACTTACAACGTCCCAGCATATGAGTTCGAAGTCTTCACCTACAATGTATTGTCCTAATTTCTGCTCAACTGAGCCTACACCTCTTGAAGATACACCAATCTTTATTCCATTGAGAAGAAGGTTAGCCATTTGGTCTCCACGTGTTGAGACTATTCCATACTTTCTGAAACCGTATGATGTATTAATCATGCACTTTCCGACAAGTGTCCTACCTTCCCAGTGAAGCTCTGTTATATTAATTGCGATTCTATCAAGGTCTATTGTTGACTCTGCTGGGTGGTTAAGCTCACCTATTGCGTTACTCTCTTGTATTTTCTTCTGGTAGAGTTCAACCTGTTTCTTCAGTACGTTCTCTGGATATATTCTACCGTTAGCGTTCTTAATACCGAATTTTTGGAATACAGCGTCAACAATGAATGGGTGTGGTACATTCCATTCCCCATCTATACCTTCTGTTATCTTCTGAGGGTTCTTGAGGAACATGTATCCGTCCTTCTCTATGAGGATACCATGACCTGTTTTACCTTCCTTTATTATTTCGAGTTCCTTTTTCATTACTAGTAATTTTTATTATAAATATTTCGCAATCTTTAAATATTTATATAATAGACTATTTAATCATGGATATGCGAAAATGACTGTAAATCAACTTTTTTAAGGGATTTACAAAGTTTTTTTGTATTTGTGGTATATTTATATTTAAAAATAATAACGTATTTAAACTATTTTCTATGAGCAAGATTAGAAGCAAAGTAGTAAGGGAATCTTTATTGGATTACAATACACTCGCAAATTCTTTGAAGGAAAATACGGAGAGCGCAGTCAAGACTCTTCTTGATGAGGCTGTGCGTGATACATATGCCA